TATGGCCAACATGTAGCTGGTAGATATAATATATCTCAAGGAAATCCAAGTTCTTTTGTAAATACAGATTATGCATATATAATTGGTAATGGAACTAGTAATGTTTTAAGAGCAAATGCTTTAACTTTAGATTGATTAGGTAATTTAACGTTAAGTGGTTCTGTAACGGCTAGTGCCTTTTCTGGAGACTTAGCAGGAACGGCAAGTTATGCAGTTACGGCATCTTATGCAGAAAATGCCGGCGATACAGAAATTTATAATGAAAATTCTCAATTAATGTCTGGAAATTACACCTATTCTGGGTTAGTAACGAGCAATTTGCCAACCGCTATAGCTGTAAATTTTGGCGATGTTGTATTTGTTAGTGCAAGCGGCGAACTTGCTAAGGCAAATGCCAGTAGTTCGGCAACATCATTTGTATTTGGAATGGTTGTTGTTAGTGCATTATTAGGCAATACGCCAACGATACTTAGATCTGGATATGTTAGAAATGATGATTGAAATTTTACTATTGGCGGCGCACTTTATTTAAGTGCTTCTGCTGGCAGTATTTCGCAAACAAAACCAGCCGAAGAAGGGCAATGAATAAATGCACTTGGTATTTCGTATGATACAGGGCGTATTCAATTTAATCCAGGGAATGTATTATCAGAAGTTAATCTAGATACATATTTTATTGTTAAGTAAAAAAAATTAGCTTTGAAGTAAAATCCAACTACTTATAAACAAGTGAAACAAAAAGGATTGGAGAGTAAATGAAAGATGAAGAAATGATTGATATTGAAGAATTAATTGAAGAAATGATTGATGAAAAATTAAATGACGAACATATTGAAAATATTAACGAAACATTTAATTTTATGGAAAATTTATTTAACAATACAATGAAAGAGTTGAGTATATCACAAGACGAAATTGACAAAATATCTAAAGAAAATGGTTACTATCCTGCTGAGAAATTCGAGGGTAAGATATTTAACAAAGCAACACATGTAATGTGGATTATGGAACATCATAACGAATCAGTTAAAAAGCTTGATGAAGTTAAATGGCATTTGTCTGTAATGAATAAATTTATTAAAGATTATAAAACTTTCATGTAATGTAATTATTATTGATGCTTTTAGATTTTTGCATATATATATAGACGTAGAATGAAATAGAAATCATAAAGAAAAAGCAATTAGAATGAATTAAAAATTTTATAATGTAGGGAGTTGGTATAGTAGGTGATTACGGCGGGCTTTAGCTATATAACAAATTGGAGCGTATACATAGAAATGTGTATATTGAATTCTCTCAAATTCGGGGAAACCTTTGAAATGGCAATCCCGAGCTAAGCCTTAATATAAGGAAAGTGTAGAGACTTAACGGGAGAACATCTAAATTATTTTTTTATAATATGATGAAGAGAAAGTCCAGACCACAAACAATTTTTAGAATTGGTAGTGAAAACTATAGTGGTAAGCAAACCCGTATCCGTCCAAGGAGTCAAAGTGGGTTCGAGTCCCACACTCCCTGCCATTTTGTAAACGCAAACATACCAATCATTTAACAAATTAAATTAAAATCAAAAAAAATAATTTCTTCAATACTTATTAGAGAAGGGGTTAAATGTATAAAATGAATAACTTTAATGAAGACTTAGACAAAAAAACTAGCGGAAGGCGTGGCACTACTGGAACAAAATGAATTACAAATGGTAAAAAAAATAAATTAATTCAACGAGAAGATATAGAGAAATGATCAAAAGAGGGCAAATGATATGTTGGCAGAATTATAAATGGTGCAACCTTATCAAGTATAATACATAACAACAAAAAAAGAATAGACTATAATATTGATTGTTATAATTTTAATGCATCAATATTAATTCCTTGAAAAAATCAGATAAATGCAAATGATGTTGTCTTTTATGTTTATAAAACAACAAACACAATTAATAACAAAATTTATATTGGGGTAAGAGGTTCAAAAAATATTAATACAGATTTATATATGGGTTCTGGCAAATTAATTAACAAAGCTATAAAAAAATATGGCAATGGCAATTTCAAAAGAGAAATATTATATGAATTTATAACTGAAAAAGAAGCCTATGACAAAGAATTTGAACTAGTTAATATAAATTTTATTAAAAAAGGAAATACATATAATATTAATATAGGTGGATACGGTGGTTTTACGTCGCATTCGGAAAAGACTAAACAAAAAATGAAAAATTCTGCAAGGGGGGCTCATGTTGGGAACAAAAATTCTCAATATGGAACGAAATGAGTTTGAGACCCAAAAACAGGCGAAACAAAAAAAATTACAAAAAAACTTGTAGATGAATATCTTAGTAAAAATACCAATTGAGAATTTGGCAGACCAAGACATACAGCCAAAACAAAGCAAAAAATTTCAAATAGCATGATGAGAAGAAATGCTATTAAAAAATAATTTAGAAATAATTTGACAAACCCCAATAACGTATTATAGTAGTATAGTAAGTTAAATAAAGGGGGCTTTATGTCTGAATTTCATATTAAAAATGCTAAAACGGCACAAATGGTCGGTGAGTTTGTTTTGCGAGACGATGAAACTAAAAATTTTATAAAATGTAAGTTAAACGACAAAATCGAAAAAGAAATACTAACAAATAATAACGGTAGGGTTTATTTATTTACCATTAATGGCAAAATAGCCAAAATAGGTAAGTCAGCAAGTAAAGGTGGTATTAAAGCAACAATGAACTTTTATGAAAATTCAATGAGCGGCGCTCCAGGCCCAAATAGATTTATTATGCAATTATTAATTAAAGACGAATTAGAAAAAGGAAACAAAGTGGGAATTTATCTAATACAAGTTCCTGAAACATATGCAAATATTCCATCATTATCTACTATTATAAACAAATTGGTTCCTATTGACCCAATGGTATGTGAAGATGATTGCAAAAGAGAGTATAAAAATAAAATCGGTAGATATCCAATATGGAACTTCCAAGAAAATCACAAAACATTTCCTACAAGATATGAGATTTTGTATGCCGAATATAGAATAAAGAAAACAAAAATATAGGGAAGTAAATGGCTAAAATAAAAACAACAATTAGATATGCAGGCGGTAAGTCAAAAGCAATCAAACATATAATCAAACATATCCCCAATAATATTGATACGATTGTATCTCCCTTTGTTGGTGGCGGTTCATTAGAAGTATATTTGGCAAATGAATTAAATAAGAAAGTTATAGGCTATGACGTGTTTGATATATTAGTTAATTTCTGGCAAATACAATTAAGCAATCCAGTTGAGTTATATAACGAATTGAATAAATTAAAACCAACAAAAGATGTGTATGATAAAATCAAAGACAAACTAAAGAAATGGGGTAAATCACAAAATTTGTTTTTAGAATTAAAAACAACCTATTACAATGACAATCCAATAGAATTGACAGACATACAGGGAGCGGCATATTATTACTTTAATCACAATCTATCTTATGGCCCAATGTATATGGGTTGGCTGTCGTCTATATATAAAGATAATGAAAAAAAATATAAGGCAATGATAAATAGAGTTAAAAACTTTAAGTGTAGAAATCTATCAGTATATCAATCAGATTTTGAAAAAGTATTAAAGAAACATAATAATGATTTCTTATATTTAGACCCTCCGTATTTACTTGGAGAGAGTAAAGATAACAAAATGTTTAAGGGTATGTATCCCAATCCCAATTATGCAATACATCATAATAACTTTAATCATAAAAAGTTAAGAGATTTGCTATACAACCATAATGGAGGATTTATATTAAGCTATAATAATTGCGAAAACATTAATGAATGGTATGAAGATTTTGATATTTATTACCCAGAATGGATGTATTCATACGGGCAAGGAGAAACAAGAATTGGTAAAAATAAAACAAACAACAATCCAAAACAATCACACGAAATATTGATTGTTAAAAAATAAATTATAAATATTAAAATAATATATACTTTCGTTCTATACCAACATATATATTATTAAGTTATGGAATATTTTATATAAGGTGATAAAATGAAAATTACAAAAGAACAAATTCATAAACTTATTGAAGAATCAAAAATTGAACAAGCAGAAAATGATATAAGATTTAAGCATAATTCAACTGCCAAGACAAAAGATATAATGCCACTTCAAAACAAAGCATTTCTAAAATCAATTGACGCTGTTATGGAATATTTGAAATAAGGTGATAAAATGAAAAAACAAGTATTAAAAAGAATTCCACCTGGCGATAGGTGAGCAGAGACTTCGGATGTTGGTGTTTCAGAGCACGTTTTTCCTGAAATAATTGTTGGTGACACATTAACCAAAGCATTAGGTTTTATTTATAAAAAGTATGATATAAGATTGTTTGAAGTTGATGCTAAAGCTGGCATTGTAAGTATAGATGATGGCAAAAAAGCGATAGAAGAAATTGAGGTTGATTCATTATATGATGAGTAAAGTTTTAATATTTTTTTTTACTATAATTGTAAAAATTAGAATAATTTATTCCATATATCATAAATTATATATGGAATCACAAGTCAAAAAACAAAAAATTTTTAGGAAATAAGAATAATAACAAAATAAAAAGGAGCTTACAATGACAAACGAAAAAATTAAAGAAGAGGACATCAAATTAATTCAAAAACTTAGGACAGATTTTCAACAAGTTGCATTAACTCTTGGGCAATTAGAGTTACGAATAGTTGATATGAACACACAGAAAAAAGTTTTATTAGATGAATATGCAAAATTAAAAGAAAAAGAAAAAGAAATCGCAGAAACATTTTTGAAAAAATACGGCGAAGGTCAATTAAACCCTACTACTTGGGAATTCGAAAAAAATACTGAATAACTACTCAATATGCAAAGAAAATATGCAGTTACGTGTTTGAAAGAGATATTTATATAAAAGAATATTTTTATTAAAAACACGATAAAAAGTTTTTTAAAAAAAACAAAAATAGGAGACATTTGAAAATGAAGAAATCAGAAATTAGAGAAATGATTAAAAAAGAAGTAAAGGTGAATACACTAAATGAAGGGTTGCTTGAGTTAATAGCTGGGCAATTAATTACTAAATTACTTCAAACAAAAGAAGGCCGTGATAAAATGGCCAACAATGTTGGCGAGACTATGAAAAAGAAAGCGGAAAGTTTAGAACAAGAAGATAAAGAAAAATTTTTAGCAGTAATTTCAGATTTTCAAAAAGACATTAGAAATGGTAAAATTAAAAATTATAAACAATATAATAAAGAACTTCTTGGTTTAGCAAAGAAGTTATAAAAAAAACAAAAAGAGGAGAAAAAAAATGTCAGAAAGAATAGTAAGTCCTGGTGTATTTATAAACGAAAATGATTTGTCGTATTTACCACCAGCACTCAATGAAGCGGGGGGGGTAATAATTGGGCCTTTCTTAAAAGGACCAGCATTTTATCCAACCGTATTGACAAGTAGAAACGAAGCCATTCAAAAATTCGGAAATACCTATGATAAATTTTATACACCATATGCAGTTCAAGAATATTTAAAAAATGCAGGAAGTGTGCAAGTTGTTAGGGTTCTTTGAGAGGAAGGCTATCAAGCAGACACTATCGAGTTTAGTGAAGTGGACACTTCATATTGTATTTTAGCGCCAACAAGTGCTACTGATGGCACATTGGGAATAACTCTTGGGGATGTATCGAGCAGTGGCGCTTTAGAATTTACATTGTCAGCATCAGTATATGGAGAAATTGGATATACAGCATCACTTAGTTCGGCAGACTCCAATTACATTGTAAACTTATTTGGCACAAGCCCATGAGGTGATAAAATGGTGTATGTACAATCAATATTTGATAAAGCAATTGAAACAATAACAGGAACAGACATAACGGCTTCGGTAAATACAAACGGCCTTAACTTTGACGAGCAAGGTTATTCAGAAGCAACAACCCCATACATCATTTCACAAAAGGTAGACGACACGTCACAAAATTTATTCCAATTTCATTCATTATCAGACGGAGATTACACAAATGGAGAAATTAAGATAGGTATTTTTGATGTTAAGCAAGCCGTAGCAGGAGTTTCCGAGTACGGAACATTTGGCGTAGTAGTTAGAAAACTTAGCGATACAGATAACTCACCGAAAGTATTAGAAACTTTCACAGAATGTTCTATTGACCCACTTGCAACAAATTATGTTGCTAAGAAAATTGGCAATAGATACGGAACATTTGCCGCAGATGCAAATGGCGAGACAAAATTAAGAATGGTTGGAGATTATGAGCCAAAAAGTGCTTATATTCGTGTAAAAATGGTAGAGGCAGTTGATAGAGGCGGAGTTTCAAAGGGTCTTGTACCTTTCGGATTTGCCGCACCTTACGTACCTTTTACAGCTTCAGCAAACCCACCAGCAATGCATTATATTACGTCATCAATAGAAAATGACGCAGTAAATGCAAAAATATATAAAGGCGTTGATCTTCATTCAGATTATGAAGATGATAACAAACAATTCTTAAAAGCAATCCCAAATGATTGAGTGGGGGGAAATAATCCCTTCCATTTGGAAGATACAATTTCAGGCTCAAATGAAGACCCAGTTTCCCTAGCCTCAGATTCATCTTACAAACAATTTACAATTCCAATGCAAGGCGGATTCGACGGGAAAAACCCATCAAATAGACTTACCACATCTGGCAGTCCATCAACATTAATGGGATTTGATACAAGCGACCATACATCTTCGGGAAGTATGTCTTATAAAAAAGCATTTGACACTGTATCAAATAAAGATGAAATCGTAATGAATTTATTGGCCGCACCTGGTGTTAACTTAGTTGACCAAAGCACCCTTTATCATTATGCGAAAAACATTTGCGAAGATAGAGGCGATACATTCTTTATAATAGATTGCGGCAGTAGCACTCAGGGCGTAGCAGACGCAGTTTCGCAAACAACAACACTTGACAGTAGTTATGCGGCAACATATTATCCTTGGGTAAAAATTGTAGATACAAATACAAATAGATACGTTTGAGTTCCACCTTCAGTGGTTATTCCAGGCGTTATTGCATTTAATGACAAGATTGGATACGAATGGTATGCTCCTGCTGGACTTAACAGAGGCGGACTTACTTCGGTTATTGAAGCGAAAACAAGACTTACACATTTAGAGAGAGATGATTTATATACAGCAAGAATTAACCCAATTGCATCATTCCCTAATATTGGTACAGTTGTTTGAGGTCAAAAAACATTACAAGCACTTGCGAGTGCAACTGATAGAATTAACGTTAGAAGACTTTTAATTAAAATGAAAGAATATGTTAATTACGTAAGTAAGCAATTAAACTTCCAAAACAATACAAATTCAGAAAGACAAAAATGGGTTAATATGATTACTCCATACATGGAAAGTATTCAATCTAAAAATGGTCTCTATGCATTTAAGGTTGTAATGGATGATACAAATAATACACCTGATGATATTGATAGAAATATTATGAGAGGTGAAATATGGATTCAACCTTCAAGGGTTGCCGAATTCATTATAATTGACTTTAATATTACTCGCACTGGGGCAACTTTTGGTGCATAACAATATTTACATAGGTTAAATATAAACAATACTTATGGATTTAACTCCATAGGACCCCGAGCCTTACGAGGCTCGGGTTTTTTATTTTAATATCATTTCATACTTTAGACTTCCACAATCCCAAACCCTATCGTATCCATTTAATTGCATGTTTTGCCATTCAGTTAGATTTTCGTCAAATACGCTTAATTTACTCTTTAATACATTTTTTCTAAAATTAAATCTATGTTTTAATGGCGCGCCATATCTTTTTGGTGCGGTATACCAATAATTGGGCGTCCCATCCGATACTTTTTTGAACCCTAACTTTTCATACAAGTTGCCTTTACTCCATCGTCTGTCAGCATACGAAATGATTTTTGTTGGATTGTAATTTTTGATAAAATATGATAAAAGTTTTGACGCCCCACCAACGACTGCAACATTACTATCAGAAACAAATCTACTTAATTCATAAGAATTACTTTTATCTTTTTTATTTCCTAACGCAATTCTAGGTCTACCGAAAGTCATAACCGAAACCAATTTATTTTTATGAAATAATCCAAGTTTATATTTTGATTTATCTTCACCCTGTAAATGAAAATTAATTAAAAATTTATTTTTTTCTGTTGGTGATATTTCTTTTATTTCACAATTTCTTGCGTATACTCTATCTATATTTATATTGACGCCAAGAATTGCTTTTAATCTGCTCATTACTATTTCTTTTTTTAAGGCCCATTCCACATCGAATATGTGTATCAAATCAATTCCTAAATTATGGCATATATTTGTTTTTTCTAAATGATAAGTTTTACTCTTTTTGCCAGATAATTCTGAATGCCAATATAATCCATTAATTTCTATTGCAATATTCTTATTTGGGATATAAATGTCAAGCTCCTTACCATCTAAAATATCTCTAACATTTGTTAAAATTTTATAATTGGGCAAAATTTCTTTAATAAAGGATGCGATTTCATCTTCAACCATTGAAGTTCCATATTTAATATTATAACAATCTGGGCATGAAGGTATATGATTTTGATGTATGTGGTCTTCAAATATTTTTTTACATTTTAAGCATTGAAATTTATATAATTCATTTTTATCTTGCGAAATATAATCATTAACATTGAATAAAGGTATTGTTCTTAAAAATTTATTTGGCTTTTTATACAAATTATTGAAATCAGCAATTCGTCTTTTTTTTAATATTGCTTCTTTTACTGATAAGATTTGAGAAACGTTTAATACATTGTTGTCTTTAAGATATTCTTTAAATTTATCTGATTTAAATCCAATTTTGTTTTCCTCCAATGATTTCATAAGTTTCGCTTCAGTATTTGGGTGTATGCCTTTTCCATATCTGGATTTTAATGTATCTAACCATTTTTTTCTATTGTTATAATTTTCATCACCATATCTTTCTAATTTTGTTGTTTTATTTTTATCAAGATTGTTGTAATTTTTATCACCATATTTTAATAATCTCGTTTCTTTTCCCTTTTCAATCATATTATCATAGGCGCCATTATTTCTATGTTCTATAATTTTATCTTTTACAGATTGTAATTGTGCTGGTGAATTTACACCATATTTTTTATTAAAGGTTTCTTTAATTTTCATAGCCCTTAATTCTTTTAAGTCGTCAGCCGCACATTGGTTGGAGCAATATATTCTTTTTGATTTTTTACCAACGATAAATATTTTATTACAACTTTTACATTTAATTTCTTTATGTCTATAATCATCATAGCAAATTTTACTACAAAATTGTTTTGGTCTATTTATATATGTTTTGAATTCATTTTCACAGTTTTTACATTTAACTATTTTTGTTTTGTTCATAGTAATAACACTCCCGTTCTCTTTGAATATAATTATGGTGTAAATTGTTTTTATTAAATAATAATTCACTATTTATTTTAAGCATAAAGTATAATTTCACTTTCAATATTAACTTAAGTTAAATAGAAAAGAGAGAACGGTTTCCTATTCTCTCTTTTTGTTATTATATGGCTAAACTTAAAGTTTTAAATACTTATCATATTTATTTTTTTTGATTTCGTTTTTGACAAAAACTCCATTAAGTCTTCGAAGGTTATTGAAGTAAAATCGAAATCTACATTATTTGGAATTATTATATAGTCAAATATATTTATTCTTGTATCTTTTCTACAAGATACTCATTATTGTTTTTGCAATATCCATTAAAGGATATATTGTATTTCATATTATCTTCAACAAACTCTATACTTATGTGGGCAGGCATATGACTATCCCCAATCATTAAATCAATAATGTTATTACATGTATTGTTATTTAAAATGTTTTTCCCTAATTTGAATTCAAGTTTTTCTAGTATTTTATACGCTATTTCTAAAATATTCTCCTCAAATTCTGGAAATTCTGGATTCAATTTGTCATATAGTGGACTTCCACCACCATCTATATACCCCACACCAACAGACATTACTTTTTTTATTTTTTTCATTTGCAACCCTCCTTTGTTTTTATTAATAATATATATTATGAAATAAGATAAAACTTTATTTTTTCTTTCTTTTTTTTGTTATTAATAATTTGTTATTACTACATGGGTGCTATCTGTATTAAACCTATTCCTAATGTTTACTCCATACTTTACATCATATTCTGCAACGTTAAAGCCGTTATACATTTTAAGTATTTCTGGTTCTTTATTAATTACCAACATAAACTTTGCTTTGTGTAATGCTTTAAGACTATCGCATAGTTTTCGCTGTTCTCCCATAGTAAATTCATTTCCAGGAGAGTAAGTTTTGAATACTTTAGTATATGGAGGGTCAAGAAATATGAACGTTCCTTCATTATCTTCATTAATAATAATATTAACAGCATGTTCGTTCTTAATGTCGGTTGTTTTGAGTAATTCCAAATGCTTATTGGTTATTTGATTTGATAACCTTTTGTAATGTCCGAATGGAACGTTAAACTCACCGCTTTTATTAAACCTTCGCATACCGCTAAACGCTAATTGATTGACATAAAAGAAGCGTATCGCCCTAGTCATATTGGAGTGGTTATGTAACCCACCTCTATCTAACGCTCTAAGTTCATAATATTTTTCTGACATAGCATCGTGATTTTCATTTAATAATTCCAATTCAGATATACTTTTTAAGAATTTAGAGTTGGTGGCATTTTTATAAAAGTTTATTAAATCGTAATCTCAATCATTAATGATTGAATTTTTATGTTCTAAATGGAAATATAACGCTCCGCCCCCAACAAAGGGCTCGACGAATCTTTCTATATTTTCTGGTAACATTTGAATTAAATGTTTTAATTCTCTGCGTTTGCCTCCGGTTCACTTAATCATAGGTCTCATATTATTGTGTATTCTCCATTTTTATTATTTTTTGTCCTAATTTTTTAAAAGTAGTATAATACTCTTCTTTTGTTATTTTGAAATCTAATATTTCAAACAAGTCTTTCATATAATATATATCAGTTTTTAATTTATTAACTATCTTTTTCTCAGGTCCATACCAACAAGTTAAGCATCCTGATATTATTTTTTCATTATATTTTTTTTCAAAATAATTGGTTACTTGTTTTATTTTTTCATCTGTTATTTTACTTTTTTCACTATCTAAATTCATGTTTGTTTTTAATTCGAAATAATAACGTTTATTATTTTTTTTAAAAATCATATCAACATTTTTTTTGCCCTTTGTTTTGATGCTATTTTTATCATTAAGTTCATAAATATCAAAAATAGTTTTTTCCTCTAATTCTGTATCTTTAGCAAGAAGAATTAAATCTCCAACTATTTTCTCAAATTTTTTTCCAAATCTAATACTTTGGGATTGTGTTAATTTTATCCCTAATAATTTTGATATATTGTAGTCGTCCGATTTCTTATTTGTTAATGCCTTAATGTTGGCCTCATTTAATACAACCTTTTCTAACAAACTTATATCTATATTGCATTCCCTCATATTGTCCCCTATTTTTCATATAAAATATTAATACGTCCCTATTCAAACATAACTATTATATAAAATCCCCAAAACAGAGTTTTTTGTTAAGTATTATTGGAAGATTATTGCCAAAAAATTTACATTTTGAATATTTATTAATATACAGAGTAATGTATATAATTATTAAAACAAAAAAAAGGAGAATGCAAAATGGCAGAAAATATACTAGACGTTAACGAAATGTTATTTGATAAGTTTGAGCCAAGATTAAAGAATAGATTTATATTAGAAATAGATGGAATACCTTCATTTTTAATTAAAGGTGCGGCGAGACCAAGCATAACTATTGATGAGGTTGAATTGCCTCATATTAATATAACAAAATATTCTATGGGTAAAGTTTCTTATGACGAAATTAGTTTAACTTTATATGACCCAATATCACCATCAGGTGCTCAAATTGTAATGAATTGAATTAGAGCACATCACGAAGCTGAAACAGGCAGAGACGGATACGGAGCAATGTATCAAAAGGATGTAACTATACTTGAATTAGGACCAGTTGGCGATAAAATTAGTGCTTGGACATTAAAGAAAGCATGAATTAAAAGTGCAAACTTTGGCGAATTAGATTGGGGAGATGCAACAGCACAAGAAATCACGATTTCTCTCCGCTACGACTACCCAGTAATGGAGTATTAGATATGATTAAGCGGTTCTTAAATCTTTTTACTGCTTAATCATAAAAGATTGTTAAAAACAATATTCCTCCATATATATAATTGTATGGAGGATTTTTTTATGGAAAAATTTAAGTGTAAAAGATGTAGCCGAATATTTGATAACTATAATAGTCTTAGGAAACATGTGGGTTGGCTTCATGGAATTAAATCAGAGGATTTTCATTTAGAATTTTATCTAAATGGAATAAGACCAACATGCAAATGCGGATGTGGAGAAGAAACTAACTTTAATTCGCATGGGTTTTGCGATTACAAAAGAGGACACATTTCAAGAGTAAAAAATAATTGGGGCCATAATCCAAAAGCAATTGAACATTCCGCAGAAACAAGAAGGCAACAATATAAAGACGGCGTAAGAGAGCCTTGGAATAAAGGATTGGACATTACAGACGAACGTGTTAGATTAAATGCCGAAAATTCAAGAAAAACAATTTTAGCTGATAAAGATTTATTAAAAAGAAAATCAGAACGTATGAAAAAAATGTGGAAAGATGGCGTGCTTAAAGTTGAATATGGTGCGGAATCTCCCGCATGATGTGGCGGTAATAGTTCAATAAATGCGGCATGTCACGGAAGTAGAAAATTATATAATGAATGAAAATTTCCAATATTAAAAAAATATGAATTCAAATGTTCAAAGTGTGGTGCTGGCGGCAAATTAGATGTTCATCACAATCAAATAATAATGTCAGAAATAATAAATATTATTAGAAAAAAGAACAATTTTGATGATAAGTTAGACAGAACTAAATTTATTGATGCAATTATAAATTATCATACGGACAATGAAATATCAGGCGTTGCATTATGCAGAGAATGTCACCGAGAACTTCACAATAGTTTTAATTTCTAATAAAAAAAACAAGAGTTTGCGATTTAAATTAAGCATATATATTTGTATGGAGGTTATTTGATGGGTATATTTAAGAAAATTTTTAAGAAGAAAAAAGAACAAATTTTATGGACAGTAAGAAGAAATTGCTCCGAAAATGACGTAGTGGATGCATGGATTAGGGATAAAAATGATAATTATATTCCAATAGACTTACTTATGATTAAGCGATACACGAAGTTTTTATGTAAAGCTTAATCATAAAAGATTGTTAAAAATATTAGCTCCGCCTTGTGCGGAGTTTTTTTATATAAAAATAAGAGTTTTTGAATTTGTTTGAAATACATATAGATAGAAATAAAAGTATAGGGGGTTACATTGATGAAGTTTTTAGATAAGGTTGTAAAGTTGTTTAAGAAAACCTCGCCATTTGACGACCCGACATATATTCCTGATTGACTAAATTTTGACTTTAATACTATGGACTTAAAAACATATGACATTTACGGAAACGTAGCACAAGAAGAATTTACGATGGTAATCACAGAACATGGAAAGTGGATAGGCATAGACAATATTAATTGGAAAGCATATCCAGTTGCCGTATTGGGAGTCAAGCAATATACATATAGGGAATGTTTGACAGTAAAAAAAAGAAAATAAAAGCTTATAACGAAAGAAAAAGTATGGAGAAATTATGTCAAAAATAAAAGCATTTACGATTTACGGTGATGAGTTTATGACATCTAAAGATAAATATAAATTAGTTGGTTTAACCGTTGTCAAAACTACTTGGCTTCAAAGAACAAAGTCAATGGATTTTGGTTGGGGCAATGGTTATGTTGTTGTTGATAAATATCATCCAGCATATGGCAAAAAGTATCTTGAAGGAGTGGATGTTCATGGCGGCATTACATATTCAGAAGAAATGAATGATAAAAAAATTGGGGATTTATATGTAAAACATGGTTGGTGTTTTGGATTTGATACAGCACATGGGAATGATTCGTTAACAGTTTATAATAAAAGATATGTAATAAGTGAAACAATGAGATTAGCAAAACAATTAGAGGAATACAATGAGCTTTCTTTCTAAATTATTTAAGAAAAAAACTTCTTTTTGTGCTACTAAGGGGAATTATGTTAATACAATGGCAAGTACAGCACCGACGTGGGACGTTCCAATGCCAGCAAATTCTAATGCATTCTGTAAAAGCGTAGATGATTTGATTAATGAATTGAAAAATAATGATTATATGTCTAGAACATGCAAGTATTCTACTTATGATATTTATGGAAATAAAATTGGCGAAATGGACGTTACGGAAACAGTTGACGCACAATCTATAACAAGTGGAAGTGTGGCTAGTTTGTGGACTATGGTCTCAAACAATGTATTGGCCATAGATGAAGCACGTAAAATGGCAGGTTACGTAAAACTTAAATGGCAGGGAAAAATGATTACACGCAAGAAAGATGAAATAGAAATGCCACTTAAAAAGTTAATGCTTGATTTGGGCCGTAAATTGGCATCCGAAAGAGAGTACGACATTTATGGAAATGAAATGAATATCATACACCAAAAAAAGCATAATTATTTGCATCATAATGCTGAATATAATCTTCAAAGGGCAAGCAAATTTGGCGTTGGCAATTTGAAAGGCGGGCATTTAATATAAAAAAACAAGAAAAAAGTAATAACATAATATATATAAGAAATGGGTTATGTAAATCAATAAAACAAACCAAAATGAATATAGGAGAAAGTTATGGCAGAAGAAAAAGCAACATTTCCAACAGAAATGATAGAGTTACCGAGTAAAGGGTGATTATATCCAGCGGAACATCCACTAAATAAAGGGTCAGTAGAATTAAGATACCCAACGGCGGCAGATGAAGATATATTAACATCAAAAAATTTAATACAGAAAGGTATCGTTTTGGATAAGTTTATTGAGGCAATATTTATCGGTGATAAAAATGTATTAAACGATATGCTTTTGGGCGATTATGATAAAGTAATGATGGCTGCAAGAATATTAGCATACGGTGGCAAGTATGATACAAAAATTAATTGTCCGAATTGCGGAACACGTAATGATATTTCAATTGATGTAATGAAATGGGAACACGTATCGATGAAGGAAAAAAATTATACTATCGGGAAAAATGAATTCACATTTAAGTTACCAGTAAGTAAGAAAGAATTAACATTTAAGTTATTAACTTACAAGGATAGTAAGGATGTTGAAATTGAATTGAAACGTATGAAAAAACTTTATGGTGCGACAGGCGTACAACCAGAAATGACGAGTAGATACAAATATATGATAACTGCAATAGATGGCGATGCAGATAGAAGGACTATTAATTTATTTGTTGATAAAGAATTTCTTTTGCAAGATTCACGTGATTTTAGAGATTATCTTTTGACAATAGCACCTTCTGTAAATACAAGTTATGATTTCGTATGCGTTGAATGTAATTTTGAAGATATCATTGAGGTGCCGCTTGATGCGAACTTTTTTTGGCCTACCAAACATTCAAGGAAATAGGGAATTAACAGGAAAAGAATCATCAGCAATAATGATGTCAAAGCGTAACTTGTATAAGGAAATATTTAATTTAAGTTATTATAGCAAAGGTGCATTTAATTGAGAAATAATTTATAATATGCCAATATGAGTAAGAAGCTTAAATATTAAATTCTTAAATGACGCACGTGAAGCAGAAAACAAACAAGCAACCGCTTCTGGTTCTGGTTCTGGAAAAACTATAGCAAGACCGCCTAAATTAGGCAAATCGGTCTCAAGACCTAAATAAAAGAGAGCCCAGTGAAAACTGGGCTTTTTGTTTTTCAAAAAAATTATTATTTTGATATTTATATACAATAGATGCGTACAATTATATATAGGAGATAACTTATGAGTAAAGTTGATAATTTCATAGACAAATTCTTTGATAGAATTAAAAAGAAACAAGCAGACAAAATAATAAAAAATTTTAAAAAGACCAATCCTGAGCTAGGCAAGAAGCTAGATCAAATCCATCAAGCGTCTCAAGAATTGGAAGACTTTCTTAATAAAAGTTCCAATAAATAAGGAAATGTAAATGGCCGACATTATAGAAGTAAAGCACGAAGAAACCCTTTTGACCTTAACTGAATCCAGAAGACAAGAACTTGAAAAACAGAGTAAGATAAAAGATGAAATATCCAAGCAAGACGAAAAAATATTGGAGATGGAAAAGGAAAAGGATAAATGACAAGAGAAGACAAGAGCGGAAAACGAAAAAATACTTAAAGATTTGAAAGTGCAAAGGGCATTTAATTCTAAAGATTTAAAAGTTTTACAACAAAAAGCAAAAGCAGAAGAGGACAAACTTAGTTGGGCGTCAGGAATGAAAAGTTACGCATTGAAAATGTCGAAAGAACTTAAAAAACAAAATCGTTCTGTTGAAATTGGATTGGACTTGTCAACAAAACAAGCTTTGTTAAATAAAATACAAGATTCTTATGCTAATGGCGCAAGTGAAGAAGCAATTAATCAAGGCAAAGGTGCGAAAATTCTTTATGAGATGCAACAAAGGTTAAACGACGAAGCTGAAGCTGGCAATGTAATAGACAGAAGCAAGGCCGCATTGTTAGAGGAGTACGCTCAACAAATGGGCACAAATTTAGAATCAATGAGCGAAAGCCAACGTAAGTATGCCGAAGGAATAATTGCACCTTTCCAAATCGCACATCAAAAATTATCTGACATGACAGGGGAAAATTTAGAAAGTTTAGTAAATGTAAATTCTCAATTAAGCGAAATGGCCGGAAGATGAGACAAAACGAAAAAGGGCGTTACAGATGTTAAAGATTTAGTTTCTGGATTGCTTAATAATCCTGCGTTATCAGCAAGTATATTTGGGTATGAGGTTGGAAAAAAAGCCATAGAGCTTGGTAAATCATTTGGTGATATATTAAATACTGGAATTAGTGTTGAAAATGTAATAGGTGAAATGGGATTAAGTATGGGTACGGCTACCTTAGCAAGTTTGAAATATGGAGCGTCGGCCAAAGAAGTTTTAGAAGCAACGAAAGCTATAACTCAAGAAATGGGTTCGATTGAACATGCCACTCACGAAAATGTTAAAGGTGCCGTTAAATTAATGAAACTTTATGATATGGATGCGAGTTCTGCGGCAAAAATAACAAAAGAATTTTCACAAATAGGTAAATTAACTGGACAAACAAATGAAGAATTGCGCTCATCAGTGGCAGAAATGGCTAACTTGAGCAAAGTTGCACCAACGGCAGTATTTGAAGATTTATCAAGTAATGCCGAAGCAATGGCAAAATGATTAGACGCAAGTGGCAAGAATATGATTGGACTTTCTGTATCATCAAGACAATTGGGATTATCCATGGGAGATACGTTAGCAATGACAGAAGGTATATTGGATTTTGAAAGTTCAATTGAAAAGCAAATGACGGCATCGGTAATGACAGGTAGAAGTTTTAATTTTGAGCAAGCAAGAATGTTAGCATTTGCTGGTGACCACGAAGGTGCGTTGAAAAATATAGTTTCACAATTAGGTACAGAACAAGAGTTCTTACAAATGAATGCATACCAAAGGCAATCAATGGCTGATATGTTAAATACATCGGTTGGTAGTTTAAAGGATATGATTATAAATCAAAACAAACTTGGAAAAGAAACTGGAAAATATAGCAAGCTTTTAGAAGAAATAGGCGGAATAGTGAAGGGCGGGTTTTCGCTTATTAACAAAGACAATATTATTATGATGGGCTCTTTAGTAGGTACTATAAAAAACTTAGGTCTTGATAAAATTATTGGGCAAACAAAAGTATGAATGGGATTAACGACAGGTGTTAAAAATCTTTGAGGAAAAGTTGGAGCTTTGATGCCTGGCGGTAATGCGCTTAAACAAGCACAAAAATCATATTCTGATAAACAAATAGGAATTGGACTTGGCGGAAAGAAAGCAAAAGATTTATTAGCCAAAAAAAGTCTAAAACTTGCCAATAAAGAAGCCAAATCACAGACCGCTAATGCAGTCAAGGCAAAAGCTAAAACTGTAGCCCAATCAAAAGCTGAAACTGTAGCCCAATCAAAGACCGCCGGCGTAACTAAGTCAAAGCTTGGTGCAGCCGCAAGAGGCAAAGATATAAAAACGACACCAGCAACGAAGGGTGTCGGTAGCAAAGTAACTAAAGTCGATAAATCTGGTGGTAAGGGTGGAGTTGCAGGGTGAATAAAGAGTTGAGATGGCGTTAAATGAGAAACTTTAGGTAAGATAGCAACAGCACTTTTGATTATTGGAGTTGCAATATTTGGGTTTGGAAAAGTAATAGCATCATTACCAACAGATCCAGCGCAATATCTTGCGGCAGGAGTAATGATGGTTGGGCTTATGGCTTCAATTTGGGCTATATCAAAAATATCAAAAAAGATTGACATGAAGAGTCTTGTTAGGGGTGCGGCCGCAATGGTACTTATAGGCGCCGCATTGATTCCATTTGCATTTGCTTTAAGTTTGATGGAAGGTGTTAGCTGAAAAACACTTGCGATTGCCGGCGTAGGATTAGTTGGACTTGCGCTCGTAGTTGCAGGGCTTGGTGCAATTATGCCTCTTATATTATCGGGAGCATTGGCGTTAGGTGCTATGGGATTGGCATTGATTCCATTTGCATTTGCTTTAGGTTTAATGGAAGGCGCTAGCTGAAAAACACTTGCAATAGCAGGGGCAGGCATAGTAGGTCTTGGCATTATAGTATCTGGACTTGGTGCAATTATGCCTCTTATTTTAGCAGGGTCAATAGCGTTAGGTGCTATGGGATTGGCATTGATTCCATTTAGTGTTGCTATGAGTAAATTACAAGGTGTTAAATGAGAAAATCTTAAGGGAGCAGGCAAAGCATTGAGCGGACTTTCTTGGGCTATAATAAAACTTGGTGCAATAATGGCAACTGGTGTCGGCGCTTTAGTTTTTGGAGCTGGTATTTTGGCATTAATTAGTTTAAGTGGTGCGTTAATGAAGTTTGGCACAGCTTTAGGAGTTCTTTCAAAAAATGCAGATGGTGTAAATTATTTAGCGAGCTCATTAAGTATGCTTGCACAGTCAATGCAAGAATTGGCTGGAGTAAATGATAGTCTTAATGATATAAAGCCAGTATTAAAAACAATTCATAAAATTGAAACAGCGTTTGACCCTACAAAAGTAAATGGGCCAGCGACAGTAACAGCAACAGAAACAAAACAACAGTCAATAAAATTTGATGAGTTAATTAATCAAATAAAATTGTTAAGAAAGGACGTACAGCAGGGTATGACCATGGATGGCAGAAAAGTAAGTAGGGCAATAGCAAATACAACTGGAAATTAATAGGAAGAAAATATGGCATTTATTGATATAAAAACTGAATTCTCAAACGGTAACTTTGGAGTAAAAGAAACATCAACACGTCCACAAACAGAAGAGATATTTACAAGTGGATTGTTTGATACTTTAGGCGAGAACAATATTATTTTTTTGAAATCAGCAACAATAGTGAGTAGATATGTAAAAGATTTGGGCGATACAAGTAATGAAGATATTCAAAAACCATTTACGGTTGAAATAGGGAACCAAGAAGACACAACGTATAATGCACCCCCACCATTGACAGGACTTGATACAATAGAAAAAAATATTGAAACTGAATATAAGAGTGGGCAAAGTGCTCCGTATATTCCAAAGATAGATGTACCAAAAGGTGGATTTCTTGGTACTGGTGCTGGCGGAGGAGTTGGCGAAGCTCTTGGCGATTTTGTTGATAGAGCGACAAAAGATGTAATATGGATGGCAAAATATTTAAATCCAGTTGGTAAGAATTTCTTTGGTGAGACTGGCGGATTTTGGTTTTTAGCAAATCAACAATTCTTACAAACATTTAGTGCAAGAACAAGTACTAAAATATATAATCCATTTTCACTCTTTAGAGTGCGTGGGTTATCACCTCATTATCAACTTCCAAGCTTTATTGATATAAAAAGAGACTTTCCATGAGGAAACCATCATTACACCAAATGAATGGAACAGAAAATTGAGAAAGAACCAAATACCGTAACTCCCCCAATACCGAATGCGTTCACAAGAGCCGTTTTGGCAGTTACAGCGGCACTTGGAGTTAAAACGGACGACAGAACTTTATTTGAAAGATATATAGAAGATGGGGGGATTTCAACAGAATTAAGTTCAAACAATACGTCCAAGTATAACGCTAAAAATTTATTTTATAATGAAGGTTCGCAAGCATTTATAAATCCTTGGTCTTATAGTAAAGATAATCTTACTAAAACTCAATTTCCGAAAATTTATGTCCGAGATGATGGTTCTCCATACATCACAAGAAAAAATGAAAATCCTGAGCTAACAAGTCCGAGGGCGAAAGCTCCTGGTGGGGGAAGTTTCTTGACAGATTGAATTCAACTTTATGATGCATCATCACTTGCTCCAGAATTCACAGATTTTAAAAAAGATTGACCAGATGCAAAGGATGTAGCGACAACGACTGCACATAAATATTTTGCATATGATTACGAACAGATAGGGCAAGTAGCAAGAGGTGAATTAAAAAAATATAGTGCCATAGATTTTATACATCCAGATGGTGCCAAAAATGTTAAAAGTATTAGGCAAATTACTTCGGGCAGTAGATTATCATATACTAATTTTGGTTATTCGCAATATCAAAAAGATTTAGATATTCGTAAAATGGGGAGTATGTTTGGCGAAGGTGGCGATGTAAGTAAAGTTGAGGGTAATGATTGAAGAGATGCTGTTGATAAAATTAATATGCTTGATTATGACGACCCAGATATAGATAAAAAGACTGGCCTTATGAAAAGCGGTCTAAAGGATGTTATACCATTTAAAATTCATGATATTTATAATGATAAATATATAATATTCAGAAGTTTAATTACTTCAATTGTTGACTCTCCTAAAGCAGAATGGTCAGAAAAAAGTTATGTTGGCAGACAAGATAAAGTACATATCTATACAGGCGTAAGTAGAAACTTTAACTTTAGTTTGAAAGCAATGGCATATTCATTAGCAGAAATGAAACCATTATGGAGAAAATTAAATTATTTAATTGGATTACAATACCCACATAAGACAAGCGAAGAAAATCCAAAAATGATTGCTCCATTTATTAAATTGACACTTGGTAGTTTTTTGAAGGATACATACGGATATATTAACTCTCTTACAATTACTTATCCAGATGATTTCCCATGGGAGCTTGGAGGATATACTGCCGATGATGGCTTTCCAGATGGCGTAGCCCCACTCGATTATAATATACAATTGCCAATGGGTTTTGAATTAACTATTGATTTTACAATTATACCAAATAAACTATTACATTCGACTTCTCAACATATATTTGGCGCACCAGAAACTTGATTCCCAAAAGTTACTAGAGGTTAATGGAGGTAATTAATAATGAATAGATATAGATACACAAATCAAAAAAATAGTAAATATTCCACTACAAAATATCCCAAGATAGAACCACGTGAAGATGATATTGTAATAGAAGTTAAATATGGAGATAGACTTGATTTATTTGCAGGGCAATATTATAGTGATAGTACTTTATGATGGATTATAGCGAAAGCAAATGGATTGCCTGGCGATTCATATTATATAAGCACAGAGCAAACAATAAGAATACCAACTGATTATATTGATATAATTAAAACATTAAGAGGTTAATATGCCACAATTATGAGTAAAAAAAATTCAACCTGAAATTGAAGAAGAATTAAACAAAAGAAAAAAATATTTAAGTTATAATTTCGGAGAAGGATTAAGTGATAATGATTATCAACAATGGAATGCGAAAACGCCTTGGATTACTGTATATTCAAATGTTTTAGAAAGAAAACAAAGTCCAGAAATTACATTGATACTTGAAGGTAATATAAATGGCAAAACAAAACGCTGAAGAGACCAAGAAAGTGATTACGATGGGGGAAAACTTGCCAAACAAAACACATTTAGAGGATTGCTTTCAATCGGAGGGAAAGATAGAGAAACGTTTGATGAAATATATAAAAATGATTTATCGGACCCATATGCATTAAGGCCAGTACCTACTTTGGAAGGATTGACCGTTGAAAATCTTGATGATAAAGGTGCAGTTAGAAAATCAACAATTGAATTTACATGTTATACATTTCAACAATTAGAAGATATGGAAAAATTATATATGTCGCCAGGTGCGTCTATCGTCGTACAATGAGGATGAAATACAACAGAAAGTTCGGTTGAAGCAGAAACATTTGAAAATAAAAGCGAACTATATAAATCTGAAACCATTAAGAAAAAAATACGAAGTTCTGGCGGAAATTACGGAGCGCTTCTCGGCGTGATTGGAAAATTTAGTTGAAACATACAAGATGATGGAAGTATTGCATGCTCAACGGAGATAGTTTCGAGAGGGTATATTGAGCCATTTGAAAATATAAAAGAAAATTCAAAAACCCTTTTTGATGATGAAGATGCAAGAACGATTACCGATGTACTTGAGGGTATTGGTAATAATGATTATTTGGTAGAATTAGATTCAAGTGCAACCTACGAAGATTATCGAACTAACTTTGGGGATAAATTGAAACCATTGTTTCTTGACACAGAGTATAAAGGCGAAGCAATACAATACGATCAGAAACATTATTTATCTATTCAATTCATATTTAATTTAATTAATATATTTTATTCTGATGATGCTGGTTATAATGGCGAAGTTTTCAAGAATAAATGATTTACAAAAAAGGAAGTGCTTACTAGTGGAGGATCATACAATAAAACTACTGAACTTCCAGTTCTTATAGGCAATAGAACAGATTCGCCAATTCTTAGGTCATTAGACAGAGATATATTTATAATACCAAGAGAAAGAATGAACCCAACACTTAAGTTGGCGGACAAGACAAGTGGATATTGGGGAAAGATTGGCGTAAAAACCTGAAAAGGATATGCTGGAGTTGATAGTACTGGGTGAATTGCAGAACCCGTCGATCGTATATTGGTTAATTTGGAGGTGGTCAAAACTGCTTTTGAGAATTCGAATACATATGCAGATGCGGTAAAAAATATTTTAGCACAATTAAATGAGTTCTCAAATGGATTTTGAGAATTAAAGCTTGAAAATGATGATGCTGGATTCGTAAGGATAGTAGATAAAAATTTTGATCCAACAGAAATTGACGAAGTAAATGATACATATAAATTTCCAGCAGTTGGGCAATATTCAATGGCACAAAGTGTTACCGTTGCATCGGCTTTGCCCGACCAAATGAAAAATGCGGCGGCGTATAGTGGAGTTGGTAATCAAAACTCCAAAACCAAATCTGGTTTTGGAACTTTATATGGCAATATAAGAGATGACTATAACAAAGGATTTGGAGGCATAACAAGATATCCTGGAACAATAAAAAAATCCACGGCAAACGAAGAGAACGAAAAAGCTATCAAATTTACTAAAAAGGGAAAATATTTCACAAATGTTAAAATTGATTCAAAATATTGGGCGTATATCGCAACCCAGTGAGGACTTTCCGAAGATAACACTGCTGGATATACAAGCGCACTATTAATTCCATTAGACTTATCATTAACAATAGATGGCATTGAAGGGTTGGAATATGGCAATGTAATAGCAATTGATTATTTGCCAGAAAGATATAAAAATAATTCTGGGTTTATCATCACAAGCATTTCGCATAATATAGGTAGAGACGGTTGAACAACAACTCTCGGAACTCAATTTAGAGTTACACCAATCAAAAATACAACAAATGAAACTAAAGACAAGATTAAATTGAATTATTGAAATTATATTCCGGTAAACGGTTCAAGACCATCCAGACATAGGGAATAATAATGGGACATACTAACGGAAATAAATTTTTATTAAACGACTTACCTTATATTGGAATATATAGTAAGGGTCCTGATGATAATTATTATACAGGCGACTCATATATTTTTGGTGTTTCAAAACTCTTAACATTAATTAATATAGAGAGTATTGGGTATAGAGTTGGCGATGAAGATTACGATAAACTTGAAAGTACATTTTCACAAAGGGAAATAAATTATGCAAAGGATTTCTACCCAACTATTACTGAGGCCAATATTAAGAAAGAATTTATATATAGATATTTTGCACAACAATGAAACGATTTGAATGCTCGTATAATAGAAATTAAAGGCGACCAATTTAGCGAAATTGATAAAGGGTTTTATAGAGCGATTAAATTAAAATGAATGGTTGCTGGAGATATCGCAAAAGTTTCAAGTAAAAATTTAGATGAAATTAATAGAATATCAAAAACAATGCCAAAAATTAGTTCAAAGTTAAACAACACAATAGAGTTATATAATTTACAACGTACAGATATAATTTAACGTTTCGGCAAAAAAGCATATATTTATAGAAAATATAATAAGAGGTTATAGATGCAAATTATTCATACTACAAAACAATTAAACGATATTGAGTTAGAGAACGATATTATTGTAATACCAATTCTTAACAATAATGTTGAACACGCAAGTATTAATCCACTTTGCGTATTGTATGTGTATGAACTCAAAACAAAAAATGAATACATTTTATCCTTTACTCATATTGATACAAAATCACACTTAAAATTAAACGATTTGAAAGCATTGAACATAAATAATATAAAATACGTCTATGATAAAAAGGAGATGCTCCAGATATATGAATTTGAAGGTCTGGTTGATATTTCACTTATGCAGTACCTCAGGATAAACAGAAACATAAATATTGAAAAACTTTTAACGAAAGCGCATCACTTTTTTTACAAACAATATGAGACATATAAATCAAACAATCGATTAGTTCCAATTGTTAAGCACCTCGAAATGTGTACAAACTTGGTTAATAAATTTATACCAATGATTAACAAACATACCGATAGTAGAGAATTTCAATTTTATAATGAAGATGCGTCAATAGCGTTTAGCAAGCTTGAGTCTAATGGATTGTATGTAGATAAAGATAAATTAATGCGTAGCTTTGGGTACAATGTCGCAAAACATATTACAGACAACAAAGTTTATACGAAGTATAATTTTAACACTATCACAGGAAGGCCTTCAAATGCTTTTGGCGGAATCAATTATGCGGCACTAAACAAATCAGACGAAAGCAGAGAATGTTTTATTAGTAGATTTGGCAAAAGTGGAACTTTAGTTGAACTTGATTATGTTGCCTGCCATTTATATTTGATTGCTGATATTATTGGATATGAATTCCCAGATGGGCTAACGGGGCATGAGTATATGGCATCACAATATTTTAATGTTAAAGCCCCAACACAAAAAATGATTGACAAATCAAAAGGTATTACATTCAAACAGATGTATGGCCATATTAGTAAAGAGTATGAGCATATTGAATTTTACAAACAATTAAAAGAATTTATTAATGTAATATGGATAGAACATTACTCAAATAAAGATGTTATTCCAGTAATTGAAAGAAAAACTTCAGTTATAGATAACAAACAAAAGTTGTTTAATTATTTTGTTCAGAACTATGAAACAAAGAGAAATATTCCCTTAATGATAAAAGTGAATGAATTACTTGAGAATTACAAAAGTTGTTTAGTGTTGTATACTTATGACTCATTTTTAATTGACTATCATGTTAGCGATGGCAAAGAACTTATAAAAGCAATAAGAGATATTTTAACAGAAGATGATAGATTCCCAGTTAAAATTAAACATGGCAAAAATTATAAAGTCATTAAATAAAAAGATAAAATTTTGAAACTTTGATATTTATTATTGTAAGTGAAAATATAATAAGGGAATAGAATTATGGACAATGTATCTGAATATATAGAAAGTATAACTGAAAGAGTTATCATAAAGACAAATAACGCTTTGATAGATTGAAGTGAAGCCGAACATATATTGGCTTTGGAAGAAATTCTAATAGAAGATGGCATTCCATTTTACCTTATAAACGAATTAGTACTTCAATTACAAAAAACCCCAAATCAATTGACTGAAGAAGAAGATTCGCCCGCCACAAAAAAAGCAAAAAAATTAAAATACGTTTATAAAGGTGGCGATGTGTGATTGGATAAAGAGAATGGCAAAGTGGTTGCAAAAAATTCTGCTGATGGTGAAACTTTGGAAGATTGAAGCGAAGTAGACCAAAAAAATGCCGAAAAGGGGAAGGAACCAGAGAAAATAGAGCCAAAGGCCGGAACGTCAACGGACCCTAATAGCGATGGGAAGTCAGACACTCCTGACGATAAGCAAGCTAATGGCAACACAAATATAAAAGAACCTAAGAAACCTAAAGAAGTAGTAATTAAAGGGAAAACAAAAACATTAACGCCAGGCGACCCAACAAGTGATAAAGTTTGGAACGAAGATTTGGCAATTAGTGATGATGATTTTGTTAAAAATATGAAAAAGGCCGGAGTAGCGATAAAAGAACCACCATTTAAAATTGATGCAGAAAAATTTCAAGCAAATATTCCAACAAAATATAGAAAGTTATTAGAACGTATAATGAGCGTTACACCTTCTAAAGAAACTGGAGGAATTAGTGCTTTTACTGGAGAAAGTGCTGGTGCTGGGACTATTAATTCTCAAGCTGGAGAGATATTAACAATGGTCGCAGTAGCATTCAAGCCAAGAGAAGATTGGTCAGAATTTGCTAAAACAATAGAAGCTTATATAGCAGGGCAAGGCAAAGATTTACCTGAAAATAAAAAAGATAAAAATTCAATTGTTAAATTGAGCTGGATTGATGCGGCTACAAAGTCAGCGGAATCAATTGAAAGAGTTATTGCAGACAAATATGGCGAAGGTGCTAAGGTTATGACTGCCGTTTGAGATACAGAAAAAGATTTTAAATTAATAGGTGGGCAAAAATACAAAGATAACAAAGGTTATAGTACAGATATATATCTTAAAGTAAAGGACGCAAACGGTGATGAGGAACTTTTAGAAGTTTCATTAAAAAAAGATACTGAAACTTTTTTATTGAATTCGACTATTAGTCAAGTATATGGCGAAGGTCATGATTTAACAAAAATGGCAACAGATTATAGACATGAAACAAACAGCGAAGTTGTAAAAGCAATAAAAAATAATATTTTTACAGACAAGGAACTTGCAAAATTTCCAAAATTAGCCAAAAGAGTTCAAGCCATATTAGAGAATTATGAAAACAATAAGCCACAAGTATATGCAGACACGTATGCGGTGTACCAGGCTATAAGTGTAAAGGCAAAAGCGGGAAACAAAACTTCTAAGGTGTTCATGGATAATGATAGAAAAAATTATACAGATACACGTACTAAAATAATATCAAGTATGGTTGATGGTGATGAAGCAAAGAAAGCAACACTAAAAATGATTGATGAAAAATTACCACTTAGTTCTGTAGCTGACAATGAAGAAGTTATTGTTTTAGGTGATATTTATATAGACGGCCCAACATTAAAGAAAATTCTTGGAACCGATGATATTTCAACTTTACGTAAACATATTGTCCCAGCAATGCGCCCAGCGAAAGGGGGCTTGCCAGCAACGCCAATATTAATCTATAAGACTGACAACGTTAATGACAAACCAATTACAATCGCTACGCTCAAAACAAGACAAAAGCCAAGAGGCAGTGGTAGCTTTTTATTTGACGTTAAGTTGCATAAAGATTTTATTAAAAAAATTAAAGATATTAGAGACCAAAAGAATCCAGAATAAATATAATTAGGAAATAAATAATATGAGCAAACAATATGTAAAAAATCAACTGCTATGCACATTTAGCAAACCAAAATATTTAGAGCAAAATATTAAAGATATTAAAACTCAATATAATTTGATTAATGAGAAGATTATTGCAATACAAAACATTGAAAACGAAGATGAATTATTTTGTATTTATAATATTGTTGTAGAAGATAGAAACACAAACTATCCAAATACAATATTAATACATAGAAAAAGAAAGACTAACACATTATATACAATTAACAGCTTAAACTCTTTGATTTGACTTTTAAATGATGGTAAATTTAGCCATGATTTCATTGTACCATGAGAAAATTATAGAAATACTTTATTGTTAATTCGTGATAATGACTTATTAAAAATTGAAACAAAATTATACAAAACTTTTAAGTTCGATTAAGGAGAAAGTTAATGAAAAAATCAGAAATAAGAGCAATGATAAGAGAAGAATTAAATACAAATAAAGAATATATTGTTTGAGGCGTTCCACATGGGAAAACTGATGAGGAAGTTCTTTATACAAAAGCTAAAAGCGAAGGCGAAGCCAAAAAAGTTGCCAAAATATTGTCTACAAAATATGGTGCAAAAAAAACAAGAATTCAAATTCTTGATTTAACAACCAAGATTGATTTCTCTAAAGTTGTTTCGTAATATTTAGGATATATAATGGCGCAAGTATATGTGGCGGCGGCAAGACCAAATGTTTGGCCGAAATATTAATATTGCTTGATGCAATGAAAATAAAAACAAAACAAATAAATAAGTATATTTATTAGGAGAAAATAAAATGAACAATAACAGTTTTAAGAAATTATTAAAAGAATATAGAAGTAAAATGTTGTCCGAAGGATATAGCGAAAGTAGCTTATTAAAAGATTTAGCAGAAGATGCTTTTAATACGGTTGGGTTATGACTTGAAATTGACATGACCGAATTTATGGATGGCGATAGCAAAACGCAAATTGAATTTATCGAAGATAGCCTTGATAACTTTATAGAAGATATTTATGATGATGTTGGCGATTCATTGCCAGAAGACACCAATGTTGATAAGTGGTTAAAGAAAAATAGAAAGAAACTTATCTTATTAATACGCAAAGCTTTAAACAAATAAAAGGAGAACACAAAATGAAAAAATCAGAATTAAATGAAATTAGAAACATTATGAGCGAAGAGAAATTCCAGTCTAAGCTTCCTACTCAGCTAAAAGCTTCGGGAGTCAAATGATTACCCAATACTGGTGCTAACTCTAAACCTAATATAATTAGCAATGTTAATGCTGGCAATACTGGCTTAAACAAATGAGTTAAGACGCTTAATAGTGACATCAAAAAGTTAGAGAAAAACAAAGATGACAAAGCATTATGGCTTAGTATACATAATGATTTATGAACAATTATAGCAATTGCGCAAAAGACACAACATTCGGCGGAATATGGAACGCCAAAAAAATAGAGAACCATAAACAAGGTTATTTTATTGATATGCAAAAGTTTAACGAAGTAAATAAAAATACAAAAATAACAAGAAAAAACGACGCAAAGAGATTCAGAGCTATATATATTATAGTCAAGGTTACATAGTTACAAAAGTAATGAATGGTAAATGACAAAAAATAAAAAAACAAAAGAAAAAAGGAGAAAAAAAATGGGAATTAACACTGATTTTTTAAAGAAAAGGCTTAATCAATTACAATCCAAACGCAACGTACAATCAAACATCTGGAAACCTACCTCAGGAGAAACACGTATTAGAATCGTACCTTACAAATTCAATAGAGAGAACCCTTTCATTGAGTTGTATTGGCATTATGGTTTTAATAACAAAAACTATGTATCACCATTTTCATTCGGAGATCCGGACCCAATTCAAGAATTCGCTGAAAAACTTAAGTCAACAGGCGAGAGCGACGATTGGAAAAATGCAAGAGCCCTTGAACCCAAATTGAGAACTTATGTTCCAATTATAGTAAGAGGCGAAGAAGAAGAAGGCGTTAAATATTGGGGATTCGGAATTAAAATTTACGAAGCATTGTTAAAATTAATTTCAGACCCAGAATGGGGCGACATCACGCACCCTAACGCAGGAAGAGATATTACCGTTGAGTTCAAAACTGCAAAAGAACTAAAAAAGGATTACCCAGAAACAACTATTAGAGTTAGTCCTTCACAAACTAAACTTACATCAGAAGCAAAAGAACTTAAAAAGTTTTTAAATGACCAAATAGAAATCACACAAGTTTATGTAGTTTCTACTTATGATGAACTTAAGAAAGAACTCGGTCTTTACTTGAATGGCCCAACAGCCGAAGAGGAAAGCGTAGATGAAGCAACTTCAACACCAGAATTAGAAGACATCGAAGATTCAACTGATGATGATTTAGATTCTGTAATGGACGATTTCGATAGCTTGGTAGATTAAAAATAAAAAAACAACGGGAGTATTACAAATGGGTAAAACAGATAGAAATGCTTTAACATCAGCTTTGCATGACGCATTAAATAAAAAACACAAAACACAAAAGGTTGCATACTTTCTTGACGATGATATTTATACTCCAACAGACGTGAGGGACTGATTAGGCACCGGTTCCTCCGTTCTTGATTTGGCCATATCAAACATCCCAAATGGCGGTGTTCCATATGGACGTATAACAGAATTACAAGGATTAGAAAGCTCAGGCAAATCATTAGTAGGTGCGCACTTACTTGCATCATGTCAAAAACAAGGCGGAATAGCTGTATATATAGATACAGAAACGTCAGTTTTTAGACCATTTTTGGAAGTAATTGGCATTGATTTGAAAAAACTATTATATATTAGATTGAGCTTAGTGGAAGATATATTTGAAACAATTGAAAGCATGATAACCAAAGTAAGAGAGACCGATAAAGATATTAAATTAGCAATCTTGGTTGACTCACTTGCTGGTGCAACAACAAAGGTTGAAATGGAAAGTGATTTTGATAAAGATGGTTGGTCTACAGCTAAAGCAATTATTACATCAAAAGCAATGCGTAAAATAACTGATATGATTGGCACTCAAAATATAGCACTTATTTTTACTCAGCAATTAAGAGTAAATTTAGGAGTTACATTTGGGGACAAATATACCACAAGTGGCGGTAAAGCACTTGGTTTCCATTCCAGTGTACGTATTAGACTTGACAAATCAACTAAGATATTTAATAAAATGAAAGACGTTATTGGAATGAATATTCGAGCAAAGATTGCCAAGAATAGATTAGGTCCACCATTAAGACAAGCAATTTTTCAAATTTATTTTGATAGGGGTATAGACGATCTCAGTTCTTGGCTACAAACATTGAAAGAAAGAGGCGTTGTTACGAGTGCTGGAGCTTGGTATTCAATACCACTTGAAGATGGTACGATTAAAAAATTTCAATCAAAAAGTTGGGGCGATATGCTTTCAAAAAAAGGTATGTATGATTATGTTTATGGACTTTTATGCGATGCGTGTATTATGAAGTATAAACCCAAAGAAGTAATTGATATTGATGAAATAGAAATCTCAGACGAACATGTAGAAAATTAGGATTTCTCGTAATGTTAATGAAAAAAAGTTACGCTGATATTCTAAAAGAATTATCTAAAGATAAGAAGCCAGAAAGTATCAATAGTAAAGTTCTAATAATAGATGGCCTTAATACCTTTCTCAGAGCTTATGCAGTTTCGCCAGCATCTAACGACGATGGGGCTCATATTGGTGGCATTTCTGGCTTCTTATATTCAATAGGTTATGCAATTAAAAGATTTACACCGACAAGATGTGTTATAGTTTTTGATGGCGTTGGCGGTTCGCAAAGAAGAAAGAAACTTTTCCCAGAATACAAAGCCCATAGACATCCAACCAAAAAGAAAACCAAATACAACAGAGCGTATGATTTCCAAGATGACGTTAATGATGATAAGATGAAAGAGCTTCAGTTAGAACGTCTCATTGAATACTTGCAAGCGTTACCTGTTACACTTATCAGTATTGATAACATTGAAGCTGATGATACAATTGCGTATATAACTGCATTAAGAAAAGATGCAAATTATATTATTATGTCAGCCGATAGGGATTTCCTACAATTGGTTAGTGATAGGGTAAAGGTATGGAGCCCTACAAAAAAAGAAGTTTACACAGTGGCGAAAGTACTTCATGAGTATGGTATACATCCAAATAACTTTGCTTTATATAAAGCAATAAATGGAGATGTAAGCGATAATATTCCTGGAGTTAAAGGTTTCGGCTTATCAACTATAAAAAAATATTTTGAATTCTTAGAAGAAGAGAAACAATATTGTTCTGATGATTTAATTACAGAAGCAAAGAAATATGAGAAGTCAAAGAAATGTCAGACAATGGTTAAAAATAAAAAAGTTTTAGATAGAAATTATGAATTAATGCAATTAGAAACATCAATAATATCCGGCAAATCAAAATTAGATATATTGGCGTTATTAGATAATCAAATTACTGAACTAAATAAGTATCAAATCCACCTTTTGTCATTGAAAGATAAACTATTTATGGTAATAAAAAATATTAACACCTGAATTTTATTATTCAATAAGTTAAACTTATTTGCCATAAAATATAACAAAGAATTAGACGGAAGATAAAATATTTTATAGATTTTTTTATCTTTTGACTTTTTGATATGTATATATGAGAAAGGTTATGGAGTGGAAATATGAACAAAAAAAATGTTAAGATTAACGAGGACGCATTTCACGATTTAAAAGTGTATTGCGCCGTAGAGAACAAAAAAATTTATGAGGTGGCTTCTGACCTCATTAAAGAAGGGATTGCAAAAGAGAAAGAAGCAGAAAGGAGCAAGTAAATGAAATTAATACAAGGTGATTGCTTAATCGAGATGCAGAAATTAGAAGATAATAGTGTAGACTCTATTGTTGTTGATCCACCTTACGGTATATCATTTATGGGAAAAAAGTGGGATTATAACGTTCCAAAAGTTGAAGTCTGGCAGGAAGCTCTAAGAGTTTTGAAAGCAGGTGGACACGCTTTGGTAGCTTGTGGAACGAGAACTCAGCATAGAATGGCAGTTAATCTTGAAGACGCTGGCTTTGAAATACGTGATATTGTGGCTTGGGTATATGGTTCGGGATTTCCAAAGAGTTTGAATATAGGAAAAGCAGTGGATAAATTACAGGGTAATGAGAGAGAAGAAACTGATTATGTTGCACCAGATGGGAAAAAGAGATGGGGTGGAAATTCTTTTAGCGTTGGAGAAGAACCAGATGGTCGTGGAATAAATAAACATACCAAAGGAAACTCTAAATACGAAGGTTGGGGAACAGCTCTAAAACCTGCGATGGAGCTGTGGACACTATGTAGAAAGCCTTTATCTGAAAAAACTATAGCTAAGAATGTGCTGAAATATGGGACTGGTGGAATTAATATTGATGGGTGCAGGGTAAATCTTAATGGGGAAAAACAACCAACGGGAAGTGGGAATAGTTGTGGTGAAAATGCTACCAGTTGGGATGTTGCTAAATCAAGTGGCGGAAATGGCGGTAATAAAACAAGTTCACTCGGTCGTTTCCCAGCCAACCTAATCCACGATGGAAGTGATGAAGTGGTTGGGCTGTTTCCTGATAGTAATGGTAGCGGTAAGGCTCGTAAATTACAACGAAGTGTTAAACCCGAACAAGATGGTTGGGGTATGAATAAGAACTCTGCTGATGAGGTTAAGCTCCCCGACGCTGGTTCTGGCTCTGCCTCCCGCTTTTTTTATTGTGCGAAGGCTTCAAAAAGTGAGCGGAATAAAGGGCTTGATGGGTTTGAAGAGAAAGAGCGAACACCAAGAGGAAACAATCAGGGAGTTAGATATTGTGTTGATTGCGGATTAACTGATAATTATAAAAATGACCATTCGAAATGCTCTGGTAAATTTGAATATAAATTATCTAAACCAATGAAAAATAATCATCCAACTATAAAACCTATTAACTTAATGAGATATCTATGCAGGCTTATAACTCCGAAAGGCGGAACTATCCTCGACCCGTTTATGGGTTCAGGCTCAACTGGAATAGGTGCTAAACTTGAAAACTTTAACTTCATCGGAATCGAGTTAGATGAGGATTATTTTAATATTGCTAAAAGTAGAATTGAAAATTATGTTGTTTAAATTAAATTGGAGTTTTAAGGGGGAAAGATGAAAATAAAAATTGAAGCAGTAAATGGAATAAGTCTTTTACAACAATGCAGGATAGTAGAAGATTATATATTATATTATGCTGGAAATCCAGAAATAACCAAAAAGGGGACTGGACATAAAATGCATAGTAGGGGGCGCAATTATCATATAAATTGCCACAAAACAAGAACAATGTGGGTATTTAAAATATGGTGGGCAGTTTAATTACACATAACGGCTATATGCCATGCAAGAGCATAGATAGGCAGTTTTGAGGGGGAAAATGAGAGAAAATGTTGAAGAAATTATTTTGAGATTGCTAAAAGTAGAATTGAAAATTATGTTGTTCAAACTGAATTGCAGTTTTAAGGGGGAAAGATGAAATGTTTAATTGTAGTATTAATTTTAATCGGAGGTTTACTAATGGCAAATGAAAACATTGTAATTGAAGAAAAAGATGGAATTGTAACCACAAATTATTATAATGGTGAAACGCCACCTAAGGGAACTGTTGCTAAACTTGTGCAAAGTTATGATGGATGCAATTATACAAGTTACAATATGGTTAGTGGCGGTGGAACAACTCTTCTAGCATGTACTTTTTCAGATGGAAGTACAATAAATACGTGGGAAAAATATAAAGTTTCAGATAAAGAGTTTATCATAATTCACAAAAGTCATATTTACAATGATCTAAATATTGGGAGATGGTAGATAACTGCCAGTATGCAAGATAGGCAGTTTTGAGGGAGAAAGATGAGAGAAAAAACAGAAAGGAGTAAGTAAATGAAGTATATGAAAATGTTCAAAGAAATGAAAGAGTTAGCACATGAAGCCGGATATGAAACATTGGATGACTGGTCAAAATATAATTATAGCAAATTTTACAAGGCCACAAAAAAATACACAGAAGGCAGTACAAAAACAGAACTTAAAAATGTATTAGCTCAAATAGATAAAAAATTAGAAGAACTTGGCGTAATAATTGAAACAATTCATTAACGATATAGGGGCCGCCAAAAATCTAAAGATAACTACTATTTAAGATAAACCAAAGTATATATATTATACAGCAAGAAATATTAAATAGGAGATATAGGTTATGGCAGATACTTTAAGTACATTTGGATATGCTTTTCAAATAAAATTAATAACATCATTATTAACAGATAAAGAATTTTTAGAACAAGTAAGTGATGTTATTAAAACTGATTATTTTGATTCGGACTCAAATCAATGAATAGTTGGAAAACAATTAGAATACTTTGAAACATATAGAAATGTAATGAGCCTTGACGCATTGAAAAATGAAATTAGGAAGATTGCAGGCGAAGTTGAAAAGTCCCAAGTAGTCTCTTCAATCAAAGATGTTATTAGAAACTTAAAAGCAACAGATTTACCATATATAAAAGACGAAGCAGTCAAATTTTTTAAAAATCAAGAAATGAAAGGTGCAATATTACAATCAGTAGACTTATTAAAAGCTGGTGATTATTCTGCTATACACGAAATGTTTGCCGAAGTAATGAAGAAAGGCGAAATTAAAAGCGTTGGTCTTGAATACAAGACACAATTCGAGGAAAGATATAACGAAGCTTTGAGAAAATGTATAATCACACCATGGAATGTTGTTAATGAATTGACAGATGGCGGAATTGGTAAGGGCGAATTAGGATGTGTTATTGGGGGTCCTGGAACGGGAAAAAGTTGGTTGCTTGCAAATATAGGAATGCATGCTTTACGTTTGGGTAAAAATGTTTTACATTATACACTTGAATTAAGCGAAGCATATACTGGACTTAGATATGACGCAATTTTAACTGGAATACAATCACAAGACTTAAAATATCACAAAGAAGCTACAATCAAAAAAGTTGAACAATTGAAAGGCGATCTAACTGTCAAATTTTTCCCGACATCAACGGCGAGTGTTCAAACTTTATACGCACATATAAAAAAACATGAAATGCTAAAATTCAAACCAGATTTAATTATAGTTGATTATGGCGATTTACTATCCACAAAAACTCTCAAAGGGCAAGACAATAGTTATCATATAGGTGGCAATATATTCAAAGAACTTAGAGGTTTGGCTGGTGTATTTGAAGTCCCTGTATGAACCGCAAGTCAGGCCCAACGTTCCTCAGCTGAGTCTGAAATAGTTCAAGGACACCAGGTTGCAGATAGTTATAAGAAAATAATGATTTCAGATTTTATTATATCAATTTCAAGAACGGTTGAGGACAAAGTTTCTGGAACTGGAAGGGTTCACATTGTTAAAAATAGATTTGGGCCAGATGGTCTTACATACGGCACATCAGTTAATGCGGCAAACGGCAACTTCACGGTACACGACAAAGCGACTGTTGCAGGTAGGAAAGAAACTGAGAAAGCATTCAAAAAAGATGGTCTAAAGAGAGACTATTACAGACAAAAATTTAATGAATTAAATGGCAATGAAGTTAAAGAAAATAAAGAAATCGAAGATAATTCAAATAAAGAGCAAAAAAACTAAAATTTATTAATATTTATATTAAATGGATAGGAGATTTTTTAATGAAAACAAGTGAAAGAAGAGAAATAGTGTCAGAAGTATTCAGTGAACATAGAGAATTATTTACCGAATCGGGATTGCAAAATATAAAAAAATTAGCAAAACAATATAAAAATGCAGAGATGTGGTTCCATATTGACCTTGACGGCATTGCAACGGCAATTGCTATGAAAGAATATTTAAAGAAAAATGGTATAAAGCTTAAAGACGCATATCCAATTCAATATGGAAATAAAGAATTTACAACTCATAACATGACTCCTGGATGGCTTCATGTTTTGGTTGACTTTGCACATTCAAAGCCAGATATAAGAATACATACAGACCACCATGATAATCAAGCTGGTGTTGATAAAAAGGCGGCAAATTACTTTGTAAAATCACCTTCAAACGCAACAGCAATTTCTGATAAAGTGGCAACGAGCAATATATATTCGGCAGAAGATGCGAAAGTTATTAATATGGTTGATTCTGCTGATTTTGCGGTTAACGATATAACGCCAGACAATGTAATGAATACAGTATTTAAGTATAATAAAAAATTAAGCGTTAATAAGAATACAATTTTTTTCGGTTTGGTGGTAAATAAAATGTTATTAGCATACAAAAACAAAAAACAATTCTTATCCAACATAGTTATGAAATCAAATCCATCATTGAAAAACATATATCTTAATATGAAAAATGAAGCAAAGAAGTTAGGGTTCGATCCGGCAAAGTTAAAAGCAAATAGTGCAAATTATGTTAAAAAGGCAATTCTAAATAAAGAAAGTGATAAATTATATTTGGAAGGAACCACCGTGATGGTATATGGATTGTCTGCTGGGGCACTTAAGCCAGGTTCTTATGATAGATATACGCCTTTCAAATTATATCCTGAAGCTGATTATATTTGTATTGCATGGCCAATGGGGCTTGTACAAATTTCAAAGAACCCATTTAAGAAAGCGGTCAATCCGTATCATTTGGCGGATATAGCATGGAGCGTAATGAATAAATATAAATCAAAGCTTAGTGTGAAGATTAGTTTGGCCGATGTCAAAAGACAATTTGAAGGCGACATTAGAAAGGGCAAAACAATGTATGCCCCAAGAGACACAATGAATTTTCAATTTACAGATTTCGTTAATCTCTTTGGTAAGCAAATTAATGTACAATTAGACTCAGGATTCGGCAAAGTATTACAAAATATATCGAAAAAAGATTACAAATGAATGTCAGCCAAACAAAAGGCTGTATTAGAAAATGTAAAAATTTCAGTTTGGGATATAATAAAAGCATCATCAGGCGGCCACAAAGATATTACAAATATTTCAGGATTTGGTTTTTACCCAGATGATTATGTTCCTTTATTGAAAAAGATTTGAAAAGATATGGGCAAAGAAATGAGAAATAAACACTTACAAGAAGGTTAATAAAATGGAAGACGTAAAGATAAGAAAATTTATTAAAGAAGAAATTAAAGATGTATTGAAAGAAAGCTCCCTAAGTAGAATTTGGTCGCATAATCACGAACATGATTGCGGAGCCATAACTGCGTATAGAACGGCGGCAGATTGTGGCAAGGGCGGCAAATATTCTCGTAGCGACAAACAGAAGAGAAATAAATCTTTATCGGCAAAATTGCGAAGCAAAGGATATGGGATTACAAGACTGGTTGGCAAAAGTACTGAGGAAGGAGTGCCCGTAAAAGAAATAGCGTTTTTTGTAGTTGATTTGAATGATATTGGCAATCTTGAGAAAAATTTAAGAAAAATCGGTGAAATGTTTGACCAAGATTCAATATTATTTGTTCCTAAGAAAGCAATTGAAAATAAAGCGAAAGCATATTTAGTTGGTACGAATCATTGCCCAGGTAATGAACTTAATTATGGTCAAAAAATACTATTTAATAAAGCCAAGATGGGAGTCTCTAGCCCAATTTATACATCTTATGTTAATGGCAGACCGTTTATTTTTTTAGTAGAGGGAAAAATGTGTGAGTTCCCAGGAAATGGTTTTGGCTGGTGGGCATTACATATTATGGCAAAAAAAGATTGGCGAGACATGCCAGAGGATTAATATATGTACAAATATAAAGGTTATGTCGTTCTAAAAGATACAGGGGCATCGATGCCCTTTTCTTTTGATTGCGAATATTTTGGTCTAAAAGAAGAAGAGTTATTAAGTTTTATAGGCAATAAACTTAACGAGCAAATTAAAAATATTAAGCAAATTCAAGAATATAAAATAACAAAAAAATAAATAAGAGGTTATACAATGAGAGTTTACAAAGGAATTATATTTCCAAAATATTATGGCAGATCCGCATGACACGGAAAATCAAAAAAATACTTCTATACACCAATAAAAAAACTATTCGGCGACTTTTGATGAACTATTTATTATAAGAAAAATACACAATTCTATCGCAAGGAAGCGATAGAGTTTTTGATGCAATATGTTTCAGTTGCCATTAATGAAGTGACGAATGTTGGCAATAAGAAATTTTTAGAAGAAAAAGATATATCTGTAATGAATGGCAAAAATACATTATTAGTATCTTGCTATTCAAAACAAGACGATTCTTATATTGGTTCGCCATATAAAGTAATGAGATTGATAGAAGAAAAAAATATAACAGAGTTTTATGGTGATGGTGCAAATGATTTTTCTGTAATTGGTTATTCTAAAGAAGATAAAAAATTATATCATTGGAATAAAACAGGCATTATGGAAATTCAAACTAAAGAAAAAGCAACGTCAGAGAATATACAAATAATTGCCAAACAAATAGTGGCCGAAATGATAGACAGCAAAAAGTAGGAGATAAGGGTATATGCAAAAAGTTAATCAACAAATATTCAAGAAGAAATACCAAATGTATGATACAGAAACATTTGACGATATGTGTAAAAGAGTCGCTTACAATGACGAACAATATGAATTAATGACGCAAATGTTATTTATGCCTGCTGGCAGACAACTAATAGCACGAGAAAATAAAATAAAAAAAACATTATTTAATTGTTATGCCCTTGGCTATAAAAATGATTCATTAGAGGCAATTTCAAAATTTGAAGCGAGATCTGATTTGGTCTCGTCAAGGGGCGGCGGGATTGGAACAAACTTTTCAATATTAAGACCGGCAGACACAGAGCGATGTCATTATAAAGATTCGGTATCATCTGGCGCCGTTTCGTTTATGAAAAGATTTGCATATATGCAAAGCGTTATTACGCAAGGTGGTAGCAGAAGAGGAGCGTTAATTGGAATTTTAGATATGTGGCACCCGTCAATTATTGACTTCTTAAATGTTAAGAATGATTTGGGCGAAATAAATAATATGAATATATCGCCATTGGTATCTGATGAATTTATGATTGCATTAAAAAATGAAGATGATTGAAATTTAATTTTTCCAGATATTGATAAAATAAGTAAAGATATTTATGATGCAGAATGAAATGGATTTATTGAAGATTGAATTGCAAAAGGTTATCCAGTCAAAATACATAGAACAATAAAAGCAAGAAAGTTATGAGATATTATTATTAGCAATGCATGAGCAACTGGAGAACCAGGTATTTTATTTAAAGACAATATTAACAAACACTTAAATTATAAAAATGATGCTAAAATAAATACAGTAAACCCATGCGTTACTGGAGATACAAAATTAACTACAAATTTTGGCATTTTAACAATTAAAGATTGTATTGGAAAATTTGACAATGATGAAGAAATATTGGTATTGTCATATAATGAAAAAACAAAAAAGAATGAATTTAAAAAAATAATAAATGGAATGTTGACTAGAAAAAATACAAACATTATTAAGATTAAGTTTAATAACGGAAAAAGTATAAGATTAACGCCAGATCATAAAATATATACAAAATATAGAAATTATATTGAATCTTCAAAACTAGAAACAACTGATGTTTTCTTAGATGATAAAATTAAAGAGTGTTTATTGGAAAATATTACTATCCTTAATAATAAGGAAGACGTTTATGATATTACAGTAAAAGATAACTGTAACTTTTTTGCAAACAATATTTTGATTCATAATTGCGGTGAGCAAACATTGCCAGTTGGCGATGATGGTGGTGGTACAAGTTGTAATTTAGGTTCAATAAATTTTTTACAAATTTACGATGACACGAAACCAGATTATATAAATTGAAGTAAATTTGATTTAGCAATTAAAGTTGGTGTTGAATTCTTAGATATGTCAATTGATGCAGAAAAATATTTTGACGAACAAATAGAAAAAAATCAAAAATATTATAGACAAATTGGGCTTGGTATTATGGGGTATGCAGATTTATTAATTAAATTAGGAATAACATATGGAACACAAGAAGCAATTTCTTTTACTGATAAAATAATGAAATTTATGCTAGACAAATCCTATTATTATTCTGCAATGTTGGCGAAAAAATTAGGGAAGGCTCCAGTATACAATGTAACGAAATTACACGAACATTATTTAAATTTATGTTCAAAAGAAACACAATTGGTAGTTAGGCAATATGGATTAAGAAATAGTAATGTATTATCAATTGCTCCGACTGGAAGTATTGCAATGCTTTGTAATGTAAATGGTGGAATTGAACCGTACTTTAGATTTGAATATGAAAGAAATGATATTTTGGGTAAAAGAATTATAAAAGTTGGTATCATTAATGAAGCAAAAAACAAAAAATGTTTAGTTTCATCTCAAGATATTAATCCAGAACGTCATATTAAAACGCAGGGAGTATTTCAAAAATATGTTGACAGCAGTATTAGCAAAACAATAAATTTACCATCTGATGCGTCATTACAAGATGTACAAAATGTATTTTGCAATGCATATTTAAGTGAATTAAAAGGAGTAACAGTATATAGAGATAAGTGCCGTGAGGGCGTTTTAACTGAAATTGCTGTAGCAAAAAATAGTGATAAATTGCCAAGCGAAAATAAACAATTATATGATTTTTATAGAAAAAATGGAAAGAATGTTGTTACGAATGGCATTAAACCTCCAAATAAATCATTTTTGAAAAAAAGAAAAGTTTCTGATGGTAAAAAATATTACTTTTTTATTGGGTATCTTACTAAAAAATTTGAAATTCCTTATGAATTTTTTATTTTAACAAACTCGCATGAAAAAACGGCTATTGTAGATGAACTTATTGATGATATTAGCCAATTATTAGAAAATAATAATGTTGATAAAATATTAATTGAACGTGTAAAATCTAAAATAGAAAAACAATCAAATGTTGACAAAATTGCACGATTAATTTCAATGGCTTTAAGACATAATATTGATTTAAGACAATTATGTAATTTACTTGAGAAATATACAAAACACATAAGTTCTTTAATATATTGAATTAGAAAAACATTAATGGAACTTATTAAAGATGGAACAAAAACGCAGAATATATGTCCACATTGCGGTTCTGACCTAATATATATTAATGGATGTATTGAATGTATAGATAGAATTAATTGCGGATATTCAAAATGTTAAGTTAAATAAAAGGAGATAAATAATGATAATAAATATTAATAATGAAAGGCGTATTAATTATGACAATGTAATTGACGAACAGCTGGTCGAACACAGACAAACTTCGGTAAAAATAAAATTTACATTTGTAAATAACAGCTTTGTTGTTTTGCAAATGACAGAGCAAAATTATACAGATTTTAAAAACAAAACTAAATTTCCTATTGATAACCCAGTTATTGATTTGAAGTGTGTTGTCGTTGAATTATTGCAAGGGTAAAAAAAAAATAATTTGACAAGATTGGCTATATATGTATGATTGTCTCTGAGATTAAAAAGGAGATATGGGGGGGGATGCAATGCTTAATGATAATTATGGTTTGGATGCAACGATACAATTAAGTGAAGACAAAAATGATAATGGAGAGCCATTGGTTTTGATAGTCTTCAAACCAAAACCTGAAATTGAAGAGGACAAAAATTTTGAAAAAAATTCTTACCTTAGTTTGGGGGAAACTGAAAATGTTGTTTTTTCGCATGTGGTTAATTTTAGTGCAAATAAAACAATTTTCAAAGAAGACGACAAAACAACTTATGTTGTTATTTTCAATACTCATATGTATGTAGAGAAGGAAGATGTAAAACATTGTTTTGAAGTTTATGCACGTGCAATGAAAAATATTGACAAGTGGATTAAAATCCCTGGTCACGATGCGACTGATGAAAAATTTAGATTAGCTTTGACTGCCTAAATTCGACCGCTCGGTAGCACAGAAACACGGATATTATCCTCAATATCCGTGTTTTTGATTTATGAAGTTGTATTTATATAAGAAATGATTTGGCAAAATAATTAATAGTGTTATTGTAACGATATAAAAAAGGGAAAAAGAGGAGAAAAATGAAAATAACGTATAACAAAGAAAGCTTATATTCAGAAAAAGAGGTTGAACATTTTTGGTGGAATTTTATACATAGTGCTTTTCCCAACGGCGATATCCAAGCAAATGCAGTTGGCAAAAAAACTGATGGTGTCGTGATTGACAAAAGCAATAACAACTTAAAAATGCTAATAGAAACCAAAAGTAATTTTGATTTTACTAATCCGATTAATCAAGCGAAAGCATTAATTCAATCAATTTTTTATATTAAACAATTTGAAGTAAAAGGTAAAAAATTGCCAAGAATAGTTTTTATTGCTGACGAAGATGAGGTATTTATTATACACACAAATGCTTTGGTAAAATATTTAGAGTATGAGAATATTGATTGGGATTCCGCTCCAAGTAATGCTTATAAAAATTATCAAGCAATGATGATGGATATATCCAAAGATAAAGATATAAATCCATTTGTTTATAAACTATCAAAAAATTTCAATTTTGACGAATTGAAAAACAACATTATTAATCTTAACAAAGATGTAAAAAAATTAATCAAAATAACTGACAAGAATTTACAGCAAGTATTTGAATATTTTTCTACAGACGTTTTACGTAAAAATAAACTTAATGTCAATGAGCAAGTAAATTTATTTATGGATTTAATTATTAATCAATTTGATAATTATTTGCATCCTACAAAAAAAAATATAATGGTATCAAAAACATTTGGAGAAATTAGAGTTGCCCAAAGAAAGTTTATATCCTTCTTTAAACACTTTAATGGCGAACAATATACGCATAAACAAAAAGAAGATTTGGTTGCAATTATTGATAGGTTAATTCAAGACGAAACTCGTAAACGTCAAGGTGAATTTTTCACTCCAACAATTTGGGTTGACGAAGCTCACAAAATGATTGCCGAACAATTTGGTGATGATTGGAAGGAAAAATATATAGTATGGGATTGTGCTTGAGGAACTGGTAATTTAACCAGAGATTACAAATTCAAAGAATTGTATTGCTCAACATTAAATAATTCTGATATTGGAACCGCAAATCAAATGAATATTAATCCAGAGGCAACTAAATTTCCATTTGATTTCTTAAATGATAGTTTGGATGATTTACAGACTAAGGCTCCTGGCTTATGGGATGCGATACAGGAAGGTAAGGAAATTATATTTTTTATTAATCCGCCTTATGGTTCAGTTCAATCTTTTGATAACATTAAACAAAATGGCGGCAAATCAAAAAAGAAAATAGAAAACACAAAAATTAAAAAAATAATGAATAATGATAAAATGGGGCTTTCTGTAAAAAATCTTTATTCTCAATTTTTATACAGAATAATGAGTTCGCAAACAAAATCAAAAATATGTTTATTCTCGCCACTATTATTTTTAACAGGTAGTGATTTTAAACTATTTAGAAAAAAATTTTTAAATAGTTTTGGCTATGTTGATGGCATGCTATTTGATAGTAAAAATTTTGCAGATGTTAGTAGTTGGGGAATAAGTTTCACTATTTTTGACACAAACAAATTCAAAACAACAAATGAATTTAAAATATCTGTGAAAGATATTAAAGATTTGGAAATTTGCACCAAAGAAAAAAAATTCTTATATAATATGGACAGCAAAAAAGGATGCAACATATGGATTAGAGAGGAAACGAAAGGTATAAAGGCCACAGAGGATTTACCAAAATTAAGTAGTGCCTTAAAAGTCAAACAAAAAGGATATAGTAATTTAATACCAAAAGCATTTGGGTATTTTTTTAATGCTGGAAATAATGTATATTATAATGGAACAAATATCTCATTATTTTCATCTTGTTTTAGTAATAAATCTGGGTTATCAATTATAGGGGAGAACTATAAAAAATGTATGGCATTATTCCTTGCGAGGAAATCCATTAAACAAAACTGGATAAATGATAAAGACGAATATATAGCCCCAACCGAAGCGGTATTAAATTCACCAGAATACAAACAATGGAACAATGATGCAATAGTATATTCCTTATTTAATACATCATCCAGCCAAAGTTCAATGCGTCAAATAGAATATAAAAATAAACTATGGGATATTAAAAACGAATTCTTTTGGTTATCTAAAAGAGAAATGATGGATTTGGCTGATAAATACTATTTCAACGAATTATACAAAGATGCCAAAAATTCAGAAGAAAGGTATGTTTACACCTTATTACAAAACACCAAGTTAAGTCCCGATGCACAAGAATTATTGGATATGTCCAAAGAGTTAGTAAAAAAATCATTTGAAATGAGAAGTGCATTGAGTGAATATGAAACAGATTGGCATTTACAAGCTTGGGATGCAGGATGGTATCAAATCAAAAAAGTATTAAAAGACAATTACAAAAAAGAGTTAAAAGCATTTAATACAAAATATAAATTGTTTGAAGATAGATTAAGACCTTATGTATACAAGTTTGGTTTCTTAAAATAAAGGCAAAGAAATAAATTAAAATAAACTTGACAAAACCACCAATAAGAATACTATAGTAATGTAAGTGAGAGAGTGAAAGAGATAAAAAAAGATAAGGGGAAAAATATGACAGAACAAAAATTTAAAGAAGTAGTTGGAAACCTAAGTGCTGAAATCATAGGTAGTCCATTTGAGAACCATGTATTTGTGGTCGGTGGTGCCGTTCGTGATTTTGTTTTGAAACGACCTATTAATGATATAGATATAGTTATTAATATGCCAATGGGCGGAATTGCTTTTGCAGAATGGCTTACAAGAAAACTTGGCGTTCACAAATCAGGTTCAAATCCAATTATCTACGGTAGATTTGGAACTGCTCAATTCAGAGCTTTCGGCGTTGAGTTGGAATCTGTAATGTCCCGTCAAGAAGCATACGAACCAGGGTCAAGGAAACCTGCTGTTAAATTTGGAACAATGCTACAAGATGCATTTCGTAGAGATTTGACTATTAATTCTCTATCATTGAATGTTTCAACTAACAACCTACAAGACCTAACTGCTACAGGATTGCAAGATTTGAAAGATAGTAGAATTAGAACTACTTCAAATCCAACATCAATCTTCAAAGAAGACCCATTAAGAATGTTAAGAGCCGCAAGATTTGCTGGACAACTAACTGGGGCAGAACAATTTGAAATAGATGAAACTACTTTGAAAGCAATGACGAGTAATGCTCATGAACTTGTTAATATTTCCAAAGAAAGAATTCAAGTCGAATTGATTAAAATGCTAACATCAGAGAATCCTATTTTAGGAATTGATTTGCTTGTATACACAGGGCTTATTGATTTCGTTATTCCAGAATTTAAAGCACTTGTTGGTTTGACACAAAATAAATTTCATGATCACGATGTATACGGGCATACTTTGCTAACAATTATCAAAACACCAAAAGTTTTGGTACAAAGGCTTGCCGCATTACTACATGATATTGGCAAACAAAAAGTTGTAGCAGATAATGAAGAGGGAACTCATTCGTTTCACGGACATGAAAAAGTTAGTGCAGAAATGGCAACAAAAATTCTTACTGAACTGAAATTCCCGAATGCCATTACTGAGAAAGTTTCTAAAATTATTGGACTACATATGTTGACAAAATCTTGGGGAGACGAATGTAAAGATGTTAAAGACAAAACTTTACGTAGATTTACTAAAAAAGCTGGTGATGATTTAGAAGATTTGCTTGGACTCATCCATGCAGATAACCTTTCACATGCTTCAGAATTCGTATTGGCAAATCAAGTTACCAACATTAGAAAACGATTGTCTACTATCAAAGCAAGAAAAGAACCTGCAAAAATGCCTATCACTGGCGTTGACGTTATGGAATTCTTTGATGTCAAGACTGGCGCAAGAGTTGGCGAATTACTTAAAGTTGCTGAAGAGATTTTTCTTGACAACCCAACAATTAAAAGAAATAGTCTACTTATTACAATACAAGATAAAATAAAATAAGGAGTAGTTATGCAAGTACAAGAAATTGGATTCATTAATAAAGATGGGAAAGTAGAAACAGATGATGGTCGTCTCTTTTTATTACCAGTAAGAGGAACTACTGAAAATGGTTATTCAGAAGTACTAATAGACGCCAAAGCCGTAGGTGGAGGCGGAGTGGTAGCTCGGCAGTCAATTGAACCATACATAGGTATGAAATGTTTGTTTGCCAGAAACACTGAAAAATATGGATTTAATTTCGCTATAATTAAGGAGAATATTATGGAAAAAACTAAACATTTAATTAATCGTGAATATACTATGTCAATTGATATAGATTCGCAAAAAGGATTTACTCCAGTTTGCCAAAATGAATTGCCAGTTGAAGGTGGTGATTTAATAGTTGACGAATTAAATAAAAATGCTGAATTCGCAAAATTACGGGTTGGCAGTAAAGACCTGCATCCGGCAAATGCTGTTTGGATTGCCACTGATGAAATGCCAGTTTTTTCTCCCGTTGAAGGACATGGCGAAAATGTTGATATACATTGGCCTGCTCATTGCTTGAGTGGAACTGTAGGAGCTGAGTTGTTAGACGGCCTACCTGCTCCAGAAGAATATAACTTTTTCGTTTGGAAGGGAATGGAGCCAAATTTACACCCTTACGGGATTTTCTATCATGATTTGGGGAATATATTGTCAACTGGTCTCATTGAATATTTAATGGCAAATATTGAAATCGATACATTTATTATTGGTGGGTTAGCACTTGATTATTGTGTTTACGAATCAGTACGACAACTCAAAATGTTCCTTGATATGTGTGAGGAATATGATTGCAGAATAATTGTTAATCTCGAAGCAACCGCTGGTGTAGCTCCTGATACTACAGCCAAGGCAATCGAAGATTTGGAAAAAATGGGTGTTATTTTTATTAATGGCGCTGATGAATTAGAATTAATATAAGGGGGATATTTTGGAAATAAATAATGATTTTGTAAGTGATATATTAGTCTCAGGCGGGATAGCGGAACTTCATGATGTTCCTAATGATATTGAAAAATTATTAAGACAAAATTTTGGGACTGTAATTGTCAATCAACTTAAGAATTTGAAAATGCGAAATGCGGCGATTGAAGCTGTAAAAACATTTGATGTTGAATTAGTACAAGATTATCTTGAAATAACAGGGCAGCCTTGGTTAGATACTCAAACCGGCGAAGTTATGTCAAGTGTACCAACTGAAAATGTAATTAGGCATTTCCTTGCACACGAAGTCCGTAAAGTTATAAGCGAACGAAAAATTGTTGAATGCCACACAGATAATAGTTTTATAATTTTTTATGATGGCGATCACATTACAATTGTATATAGTATCGCAAAAATAACTTGTGGCAATATAATAGAAAAGGAGTAACGAGGTTAATATGAAAATGATGAATTTTTTTAATGAAATTAAATGCAAATTAGGGATAGATAATGTTGAAATATCACTAATAAATAGTGATGATGATGCTGATAATGTAATTGGTATGGATTTTGTAATATTGATTGCTGATGGCGTTGATGTTATTAGAATATTTCATAGTGGATTGGAAAGTTATAGTTCCGTAGAATCCGTTGTGAATTGTTGTAAAGAAAATATAGCAAAGAAGATAGTAGAATTAAACAAGATAGTAAAGTAAAATGGAATTACAAAGAGATACAGAAAAAATTCCTTTTGAAGAATATTTAACAAGTGGAACCCAAAAAGGTTTTCGGGATTTAACTCATATTAAGCCTGGGTTTACAATATACGGCGAAAAGATAAGTGTATATATAAAAATGGATGCGTTAACCAACACTTTGGACATATATACTTTACTAAATCAGATATTGGGGGTGTAATGTGCAAATCACAAAGGAAATTGCCGAATCTGACGCAAAAAAATTAAATCACATTGCAACGGAAGAATTAAGCAAACCTGAATTTAAGAAACTTTGCAAAACATTATACGATGCTGGATATAATGTTTGTGATATTTTATATAAAAATGAATGTGTTGTTCACTATTTTAAACATTTATATTTTTCGAAAAGAGACATGGGCGGAAACCCAAATATAATACATGGGACACGTGAGCCAGGTCACGAAAATATAATTATCAATACAGATACATTTATGAGTAAATTATTAAATGCCGTTTGTGTCAATGCATACGACATATATGGCAAATTATTAAATTAAAAAAAATCACATTTCGGAAAAGTTAAACCATACATATTAAGAAATAGACAAAGAGGTTATAAAATGAAAAGTATCAAACCAATTTACACAACAATTCCAATACCAGATGAAATCAATTTACCATGGAGTACAATCAGCCAAATGGATGACGAAACATTCGCCAAGTGGTGTTTGGAGTTTAGGCAAGTCGGCAGAGATTTATGGGAGCAAACAACAACGCCAATAATGGCAAGTAATAAAACAGAAGAACAAATTATTAGCAAACTCAAAGGATTCCATAATGCCGATATTAATGATGAAAAAGTATATTTTAATTTAGATGGTAAGAGAGTGCTTAAGGGTTATAGTAATTTAGCTTTAGCCGTCAATCATTGGTTTCCTGAAATTATGAGTACAGAAACAACAAGAGGTGCAAGTAATAGAGTTACGGAATCACCAATTGGTGTTTTTTATTACGATGATGAAAAATTTATACATTTTATGACAATGCTTGTTAAAAATGATAGAATGAAAATAATGAAGAAGAAGCCAGACAAACAATTTATGCCTGCTATGGCAAGCGTATTCAAAATAGGAAATGGAATCCAAGCGGTAACTAATATTCGTGGAATGGTTGCTAAATGGATTTATACATTCGGCATGAGTTTGTCAAAGGCTGATGAAATTGTTGTTTACGATCCAAGTATGGGTTGGGGCGGAAGGTTAATTGCTTTCCTATCAGCATCTTCAAATGAAAAGTTTAAGGACAGAAAATGTATTTACTTGGGAGTTGACCCTAACTCTATATTACATGACAGATATGCGGCAATAGTTGCATATTGGAAGAAATATATTGACCCGACATGTACAGCGGAAGTATATCATGAGGCGGTTGGTTCAGAAGATTTCCATAAAACTAACATGTATAAAAAATATGCTGGTAAGATTAGTATGGCATATACATCCCCACCTTACTTCAATAGAGAAAGGTATAGTTCAGAAGAAACACAATCATTTAGAAAATATAGTAATTATGATTTATGGCGTGATGGATTTTTAACTGATACTATGCAAAATGTATACAATGCGTTAGGCAAGAATGGATTATTTTTCTTTAACATTGCAAATATTAAAATTACAAAAACGAGGTCTCATCCATTAGAAAGTGATGCTCACAAAATTGCTGACAATATGGGATTCAAAGAAAAGGAAAAATTATATATGTTAATGAGGTCAATGGCTGGCAGAGACCAAACAATCGAAAAAATGGTTGCAGAAGGAAGATTCCCTGCATTAGAAATAAATAATAAATTTCAAAAATATGAACCAGTATTCATATTTCAAAAATAAGGAGATAATAATGATTAGAATTATTGACAAAAAACTTATCCCAAGAGATAGACGATATAAAATGGGCGAAGATGATTTCAAAGATATTACAAGTGACCTCGAAGTTGAAGATTCAGTTTGCGAACATTTAACTCCGTTTATTCATAATGGACTCATTTACTCACCGTGCCAATTTAGTAAACAATCCAAAGTTGCTATTTGCGAAAAAACGCCAGTTGATGTTAAAGTTTATTACGAATATACAGATGACATAACTTGCCCATACTGCGGGCATAAAAATACAGATAGTTGGGAAATGCCAGACGATTCTGACGAAGAAATATGTGAATATTGCGACAGTAAATTTGGTTATGACAGAATAGTAACGGTTGATTATGTTTCAGTTAAAATTAAAAAAGGTATATTAAAGGAGATTTAATATGATGATGATAATGCTTTTTGCAATGGGAATTTGTTATATTATTTATCAATTATTTAGAATTAGTACAGTTTATAAAATTAGAACTAATTGGATTTATACGAATGATAAAAGATATAATAAATATTCTTGTAAATTTATGTATGACCTAAATAAAAATAATTGGTTTGGATTAAGATATCCAAAAGACAAACATTATAAATAAAAAAAAGGAGAAATGGATGAACATAACTAAAGAACAATTTATAAAAATCATGAACGGTATTAAAAAACAAGCAGATATAGATGCCAAAAACAATAAAGCTTTTTCTGTCATTCTTGAAAATGATTTTGTCAGTAATGTAAAAAATGTATTATATGATGTCATTATAGATTTTTTAGAAACGGCAACAAATGATAAAGGTGAATGGATTACATATTTTGTTTATGAATTAGATTTCGGTAAAGAAAATAATAGATTGCAGGTTTACGATAAGGATGATAGCGAGATACCATTAAGCACATTGGATGATTTATGGAATATTTTAATTGGAGATACAGATGAATAAAATAAAAGTAAAAATTATTAACAAATCAGACAATCCTTTGCCAGAGTATAAAAAGCTTGGCGATGCTGGAATGGATGTTAGAGCGATGTATGCAATGGCAATAAAAGGTAACGAAACTGCTATGGTCAATACAGGATTATATATGGAAATACCAGAAGGTTATAGTGCAAATGTTTGTCCTCGTAGTGGATTGGCAGCCAAATATGGGATTACTGTATTAAATGCACCTGGAATAATTGATGAAAATTATAGAGGCGAAATAATGATTATATTACATAATACAAAACCCCAAGGCACAAAATCAGAAAGCAATACATTCCAAATTCAAAAAGGCGATAGAATTGCACAACTCGTATTACAAAAAGTTCCGAAAATTGAATGGGAAGAAGTTAATGAATTATCCAAAACTGATAGAGGTGTTGGCGGAATTGGGCATACAGGAGTTAAATAATGAACGTTACAGATACAGAAATGGATAGGTCAAAAGAATCTATGCTTGAATGAGAATGGTGACTTCTAACATATAAAACAGAAAAAAAGGTTTTAGATAAAATTAAACAAATACAAGCACAATACGAAGAAACACTTGTAACCGGAACAATAGAGGAAAAAGAGATATCATACCTTGCCATGTCAAATGATATATATATGTTAGGCAAAGTATTGAAGTATATGCAAGAAATGAAAGAATTAACAGTACTTCCTTTTGAGCCAAATCTTGGATGATTTATTGATAGCATTCTTAAGCATAAAGATATTAATTTTAAAACTCGTATTGTAGGCGTGACTGGAATGGTTGGTGGAAAAGTGTTCATAGCGAAAACGAAAAAATTAAAAACAAAAATACATAGAACAATTCCAAATGGTCACCCATGTATTCAAATGGCAAAATTAATTTATGAATTAAATTATTTGATTAGGGGAAAAGAGATGGCGTTTTATGGAGGCTACTTTCAAGTTAATGAAAATGGTACAATATTAATAAGATATGCCACAATATAAAAAAACAATTTGACAAAATAATTAACAATATTAGTATAACAATATTAGTAAAAAGGAAATAAAGGAGCAAGATATGAAATTAGAAAGAATTATGAGAGCGGGGTGTCTTGTCTACATCATTATACTTGTATTGCTTATATGGGGTGCTATTGACATTGCAAAATGTATCCAAGAACGGGGTATTAAAAACATTGTCGAAAACGTATGGAATGGCCAAGACTCAACTATGGTTGATACTACGATAGTTATCGTTGACACGCTACAAACTATTTTAATTAAATAAGGGGGAAAGATGTATACAAAAAATATGTTAAAGCCAATTAAAGATTATGGTAAAGTATTTGAAAACATTAAAAATACCACAATCAAGTATGTTAAAAAACATAATATTAAATCATTAGTATTAGGAATATCTGGCGGAATTGATAGCACTTTAGTCGCTTTACTTGCGAAAGCAGTTTGCAATGATGCCAATATTGATTTAATTGGGGTAAACATTCCAATCAGACCAAAAAATGCTGGCGGAAGTGGTTGGGAATCAAATGACGTTGCAATTGAACTTGGTATTGATTTATGCAATTCATTTTGTGTCGCCGATTTAAGTGATGAATTTAATGCTTTGTGGGATATGATAGGAGAAGTTGATAGAGATATTATGCCAGAAGAAACAAATTTAGAATATAAAATCCGCAGAGGAAATTTGATGGCAAGAATGCGAATGATATATTTATACAATCTGGCCCAAGCAACACATGGTCTTGTATTGTCAACTGATAACTTAACAGAATATCTTTTGGGATTTTGGACTTTACATGGTGACGTAGGTGATTACGGTATGATTCAAAAATTATGGAAATCAGAAGTTTATGAATTGACAGAGTGGATATGCGAAAGCAAATATAAAGGCGAATCAGTAGAAAAATGGATTAAATCTTCTATTGCAAAAAAACCTACTGATGGGCTTGGAGTAAGCAATGGCGATTTGGCACAATTGGGTGCTGCCACATATGAAGAAGTTGATAACATATTGAAACTGTATATCAACGGAATGTTGGGCGGCATGATTGATATAAATTCTTGGCCTGAACTTATAAATCATCCAGTTATTAAACGTCATGTTACAAGTGATTTCAAACGCAACCATCCATTTAACATTGAAAGAAAAGAATATATTTAATTAAGGAATTGAAAATGAGAGAAGGAAAAGTAGAAATCCCAGTAGATGATTATTTAGATTTGCTGAAAGACAAAAAAGCACTTGAAGAAAATGAAGTAAAGGTTTGCGAATATACTGCTGGCACCGCTTGCGTGCGAACAACGATACACTATTGCACGATTGACGATACAGTTCAAAAAATAGCAACAAAATGTAATCAACACGCCGAAAAACATTTGGAAACCAAAAGAGAACTTAAACAAACTAAAGTGGCAATGATTCAGAAAGAGGCATTAAGTGAGATTTATGAGGAAAAGCTTAAAAGAATTCCAAGATGGGTTCGATGGTTATGTGGGGCAGGTATATAATGGAAATCTTTTTATTATTGGTTGCGGCAATACTGTTTGCATGTATCGGAGCGTATATGGAAAAGAACAAAGTAATTGAGAGTTATTTTGGATGGTTTCTTTACGGTAATTTTGTAGGTGTTGTACTCACAGCACTTTTAATACTTGGCGTTGTAAAGTAGGAAATAAGTGGATATTATTTTGGATACTTATAGTAGCTTTATTTACGATCATCGGATAGTTTTTAGATTTTTCGTACTTATGGAATTTAAGTCCATAATTACAAGCATACAAGTGGATAATAAGGAGGTATAATGATCAAGCTAACAAGAGAAGAAAGAACAAAGGTGTTGATTGATGCTCATAATGGATACGTAGCCTTAACCTGGTGGTTGCCAATAGATGCGACGGCCAGTTCAGTTTTAGTTGCAACCCGTTTAAGCAGATTTTGTGAATTTCTATTAACGCTTAATGATAAAAATTTTTGGAATAAGTGGATGGAACCGAACGACTACATGATGAAACGATATGTTTTTGATTTATTAAAACAACATTGGTGTGGTGAAATTAATATAAACGAATTAGAGAAATAGGAGAGAGAATGAAACAAAAGAAAAAATTATGAGAAAAACTTGGAACTTGGTATAAAATTACTTTAGGCGCTATGGCCCTTTCGCTAATCTATCCAATGTTTAATAATGGAATTAATGGCCTAAAAATTTGGGGCGTTTGTGCAATTTTTATGATGCTTGTATTACTGACACTTATTACAAAAATTATTAAATTAAAAAATAAAGATACCGAATATTTAATCAACGAAGCAAAAAAAGAACTTGACAGAGCAGAGGTAAATTGTATATTTTACAAAAAAGAGCTTAAGAGGCTTCAAACTAAATAAAAATAAGAGGGTATGATGGGAAGAACATTCATTACGGGAGATACGCACTCAACCAGAGATTTCAGTAAATTATTTCCAATTTTATGGCCAGCAGGAGTTACATTGAATAAGGAAGACATTCTTGTCATTGCTGGAGATTGGGGGGCGTATTTTGGACCAAGTGCAAGCGATAAGAATCACAGCAAAATGCTTCGTAATTGGTACGAAAATAAGCCGTGGACTACCGTAATTGTTCTTGGCAACCATGAGAACTATTATCAAATAAATCAATTACCTAAAGTTAAAAAATTTGGTGGTGAAGTTTTGAAAGTTAGTGAATCAGTATTCATTTTAGAAAGAGGTGCAATTTATACAATTAATGGTAAGACAATTTGGACTATGGGCGGCGGACTTTCTATAGATAGAGCCCGAAGAACATACGGCATTGATTGGTGGATAGAGGAGCAACCAAACCACGATGAACACGAAAGAGGTATGGATTGTTTGGCAAAAGTTGATGGGAAAGTTGATTATATAATTACGCACGTTGCACCGCAATCAGCACTTAAAGGCATTTTAGGTTGCTACGCAACAAGGCATCCAAAATATTATGATCCATTAAGCAAATATCTTGATGATATTTTGTATGACCACGTTATAGATTACAAATGGTGGTTTTGTGGACATTACCACGAAGACAGAACATATCCAGATAAAAAATTAACCGTTTTGTTCCAAAATATTCAGGAGATATAAAAATGAATTTTAGTCGTAAAGTGAAACCTAATGATATAGAATTACAATATATGGATGATAATGGTAATGCAATAGTAAATGAAAAAAGATTTGCATCAAAAGAAATTTTTGCTGTAAGATCTTCGCCAAAAATTAACAATCATTATGGATATAGGGTTGGCCGTCAAGTCAGATTATTAGCTGGGACCTTTAAGCAACGCCACAATAATGTTCTTGGTTATCACACCTCGCCTAATTGGTCAATAGTTGTTTCAATTGATTGTATAACATCAATTACAGCTGATGATGTTTGGGGCGTTCCTGACGAAGCCCTTGAGCCATTACCGGCAACTCCAGAAGTATTTATTAAAAATAACAAAAAATATACAATATATGGAGATAATTATATGAGTAAAAAATTATTATGGAAAGGCGATTGGTTGTCTATTTATGATAGGAAAACGCCAACAGGACATTGGGAATATGTTGAAAGAAAAAGCCAAAGCGAAGCGGCAGTAATTATAGGTATTACACCTAAAAATGAAATTGTTTTAATCAAGCAACACAGATACCCATTTGATAAAACTGTTATTGAATTTCCTGCTGGATTAATCGATGAAGGTGAAACTCCATCCGAAACTGCTATACGAGAACTTACAGAAGAAACGGGCTGTAGTGGTGAAGTATTATCTGTATCACCCCCAATTGCATCGTCTGCCGGACTAACAACCGAAATGTTATATTTTGTAGAAATGTTAGTTACTGATACAAATGGCAAACAAAGGCTAGATGATGAAGAAAAAATTGAATGGGAATTGGTTAAACTTGATGATACAATATTAGAAAAACTTGAAAAAGATGCAAAGGAAAATGATTATATTTTGAGTAGCAGATTATATGCTTACTTTATGGGTAAGAAAAAATGTTTGAAACAAAATATATAACACCACTTTTTTCCGAATATGTCAGTTTCGAAGATATACACAATATAGTGTCATTCAAATATTTAATAAATAAACGTAAAAAGTTAAAATAAGGAAAACAAAATGAGTAAAAAGGTTAAAAAATCAAAATTTAGGAATGGCGACAAAGTATACCCTGACACTTATGATGATTATGTAACTTTGGAAATTATACTTCACAGATGGAACTTCGCTGATGGTTGCTATGAATATTATGTTATTCCTGACGATGATAATTATCAACCAGCTTGGTATATTGAGGACAACTTACACCTTTGTAGCGAAGACAAAGACGAGTGTAAATTGCAATAACATTTGAATTAAATAAGCCAGAACTTAAATATATTGAAGGAGAATAAATGGGAAAAATAATTATAGTGGCAGTATTTGTAATAGGCATTTTCTTTAGTATTAAAGCTTGAGACAAATTAAGTTACAAAGCACAACAAAAAAAGTTCGTACAATTTTACAATAGAATATAATAAATAAACTTGACAAAACCACCAATAAGAATACTATAGTAATGTAAGTGAGAGAGTGAAAGAGATAAAAAAACAAGGGAGATATAAAATGATTAAAATGAGATTATGGGAAAAAGATTTTGGAACTAAAAAAATGGAAAGAATTTATGTTAATACGCCTGAAATAGATTCGGGTGATAAACTATTTATTGAGCGTATTGAATCCAACTATTGTGATTGGCAGATAATCTTGAAAACTGATTACATCCAAAAATATTACCAATCATATAGTGGCAGAACTGGTTCTGAAATTGGTATTGAAATATTAGAAAAGCATATTAAAATACCTATTAAATTTGATGATTTTAAAGTAATATGTAAATAACCTTGAGGAGGGTGTAAAATGAAAAAATTTATTTGTCTAGTTAAAAACTTCGACGGCGGGTACCCATTTGGGATTACTATTGAAGCTGTAAATTTGTCAAATGCAGAAGATTATTGCTTTTCTAATTTTGAAACTATCTCAATTAGAGAATTTGATTCATTAGTTGATTAGTTCCAAATTATAAGGAAGTGTAAAATGAAAAATACAATATATACAGCAGAGAGTTATGGCGAATTTATGAAAGAACAATTAATATCATTTGAAACAGCTAAATTAGCCAAAGAAAAAGGATTCAATATATTCTGTATTGAGTGTTATAAATGGAGTAAACAGCATTCTGAATTTGATGGAGAAACCGAACCTGAAAACAAAAGAATATCTCACAATGGATATGACAAAGATGTGAATGGTTACCCATATCGTACACTTTCAGAATTATTCCCCTTGCAACATAATATAATTGAAAATCACTTTTCTGCTCCCACCCAATCACTTTTACAGAAATGGTTAAGAGAAAAGCATGACATAAATTTGCGTGTAGCTTCAAATTCAAAGACATCTCATTTTCCTGTTAACGAATTATTAGATTTATATAAAACAATAGGATATAGCCAAAAAGATACCAAGATCTACAAAACATACGAAGAAGCCTTTGAAAAAGGATTACAGGAAGCATTAAAGTTAATTTAATAGGAGACTATAACGGAAAGAGGCAAAGATGAAAAAATATATTGACAAAAACTGATAAAAGAATACTATAGTAATGTAAGTGAGAGAGAAAAAGTGATAAAAAAAGAAAGGGGGAAGATATGAACGAACAAATAAACATTCAGCAAATGAATAGGCCAATGTGTAGAATTATAAGCAACGAAGTTTTGAAAGCACTAAAAGATGTTGAACAAAAATTTAATATCAAATTTACACGAGGAAATGGAAGTTATTCTGATACGTCGTATACAATGAAATTGTCGGCAAATGTTATACAAGATGGAGAGGTTCTTTCTCCAGAAGCAACTGCATTCAAATTAAACGCAGAATTTTACGGATTGAAAGCTACAGATCTTCGTAGAACATTTCTCTCTGGTACACAAACTTTTAGAATTATTGGCTTTAATACACGTGCCCGTAAATTTAAAATTGTTGCTGAAGAAGTTGGAACAAACAAACGTTATAAATTTAGTGCCTTAAGCGTTGCAAACAATTTGAGATAAGAAGAAGTAATTTGAATAAATATTATAGTAATGTGATTAAAAAAAGGAAAAGATATGATAAGAAAAGAAGATTTTGCAAAAAAGTTTCCAATCACAATTAAATGTTGTGTAGTTGATGGCGATTGTTTGGAGACATGTTGTATAGACGAAGGTAAACCTTGGGATTGTTCAATTTCAAGAAAGAAAGAGTATGATAATAAGGAAGAATGTCCTTATTGGAGAGATGTTTTCGACAGAACTTTGATTGAAAAAACAGCAAATTTCGACAATATTAACGCTAAATTGTCAGATATGAAAAATGAAGCCGACAAATGGGAGCAAGAACATTGGTTAAAAAAAGAATTGGACAAAATCAATATTGCTATAGATGCAGTAAGAAAGATAAATCCTATTGATTCAGTTGTATTCCCTGTGGAATGGTATCGTGAAACTATGATTACACTCGAAACAATTAAATCAGATACCTGTAAAAGAATGGGAATAGAATATGATGGCAACTCGGTGTTGAGAAGAGATGATGGCGGAATTTGGTAAAGATCAAATTAGAATAATGTGCCGTGTATGCGGCGTGTCGGCGATGATACGCTTGTTATGAGTCGTCTATCAAAAAAGGAGTCAATTATGAACATAAGAAGAAAGTTTTATTTGGATAAGTATGGTTTTGATTTTAATGTCAAACATGTTTGGTACGGTTTGCATTGGTATTGGCAAGAATATCCACTATTTGAAATTATAAACAGACATCGAAAAAGTAACTCAATACATGAATATGGATTTATAGTTTTCGGTTGTTGGCTGTATATGAAAATAGATATATGACTCATAACTGCCAGTATGCTATGCAAATGAAGCGTAGCATAGATAGGCTGTTATGTGTAGCGAAATAAATAGGAAGGAACAATGAGTATTATTAAGAGATTGCTCGATCAAGATAGTTACAAATTTTCAATGTCAATGGCCGTTTTCCATACGCAACCAGATGCTTGGGTTAAATATAAATTTACCTGTCGTAATAAAGGAGTTAAATTAGGATATTTGGCCGAACAAGTTAAAGATGAAATAAAAAAATTATGCAAACTATCGTTTAGTGAAAAAGAATTAATTGCATTGAAGGATAAAATTCCATATTTGAAAAATGATTTTATGGAATTTTTGCGTTTACTAAAATTGAACTATAAATATATAAGTGTAAAGAATGTTAATGGTGAATTGAAAATATATGTTGAAGGCCCTTGGTGTTATACAATTTGGTTTGAAGTGCCTGTATTAGCAATGGTCAATGAGCTTTATTTTCTATCATTAAAGCCAGATGAAAAAATGACACACGATGTTGGTATTGCTAATTTATATACAAAACTTGACAAAGCAATATACGTTGATGGCTTTACATTCGCTGATTTTGGAACGAGACGAAGATATTCTTTCAAATGGCAAGATGAAGTTATAGAAAAAACATTAAAGTTTTTCTCAAAAAATCAACGAACAAATGATTTCTTTGTTGGTACGTCAAATGTTTATTTCGCAATCAAATATAACATTAAAGCAATCGGCACAATGGCACACGAATGGTTTCAGGGGCATCAACAAACCCATGGCGTTAGTTTATTTGATTTTCAAAAAGTAGCTTTGGAGCGGTGGTCTCAAGAATACAGAGGATTGCTTGGTATTGCATTAAGTGATATTATTGGAATGGATGCATTCTTAAATGATTTCGATTTGCATTTCTCAAAACTATTTGATGGATGCCGACATGATAGTGGCGATCCATTCGAGTGGGGAGAAAAATTGATTAGTCATTATGTATTAATGGATATTGACCCAAAAACAAAAAATGCTATATTTTCAGATGGATTAGATTTCCCACTTGCCATTCGAATATTTAGTCGCTTTAATGGTAGAATCAAAACTAGTTTCGGAATCGGAACCAACCTAATGAATGATTGTGGCCCTGTTCCATTGCAAATAGTTATGAAAATGGTTGAACAAAATCATAGACCTACAGCTAAAATTTCAGACAGTTTAGGGAAAGGAATGTGTGAAGATATTGAGTTTCAAAATCATCTAAAACATATTTATAATATTAAAAACAATCTTCCCGCATAACACTTCATCCAGTTGTATTGTTGATAGATATTTTTGAAATGTATGTTTTGTTATCAACAGATTAGATTATAATCAGTCGTTTATTACAAAAAGCTGATTATGGAAAGATTTCTAAATGTTTTTATATTAACACGATAACGCAATATTTGCACATTAACACCGAGCATGTTATCGTGCATATTTGATGTTAGTGAAGGAATTTGTCCCTTCTTTCATATAAAAATAAAAAAAATAATTTTACTACGAATACAATTTTATCTTATATTGGAGAAAATGATTTGTATTTATCTAAGAGAAAAAAAACAGAAGGAGTTAAAAAAGATGAAAATTAAAATAGTAAAAACTTGTATTAGTTGCGGTGGACATAAAACGGTCGAGATAGACCATAAAGAACAGTATTGTCACGCCTGTAAAGGTACTGGAAAGATAACGTCTATAGAACATATAATTTCCTTAGAAATTTTAGAATTGTCTGAAAACGAACAGGCGAAAAAAAGAAAACTAAGGTAAGAAAAATAATAGTAAATAATACAGAATATGTCTAGAACATCAGAAACGATATTGATGGCGATGGCGGAAATAGACTTACAATTTGGAAAGATAAAAAGATAATAAGAGAAACACATTCACATGGCCGACGTAAACACATAACGCTAAAAATTGTTTCAAGATTTATCAAGATGTATATTGCCTAAGTGAAAGTCGTTTTCTATAAAAAGTAGTAGTTTTTCAGTAAAAATAATAGAAAAAATAACGTGTAAGTATTTATAATAGATAGCCTTGCAAGGTATTTTTTTTCGAAAGGGTTAAGCACTTCCATCAAGTAAATAAAATGAGTTAGGAGATTAAAATGGAAAAAATAAAATGCACAAGATGTAATGGCGCTGGAACAATAGAAATTCCACACGGCACTATTGATTGCCCACAATGCAACGGTATAGGTTCAATGGAAAGCAAAACTAAGCAAATTTTGGTAATGAGGAAAGATTTAGGAATGTCTCGTGGCAAATTAGTTGCTCAAGGTTCGCATGCGTCAATGAAATGTATATTTGACAATTATATTAAAATTTCGTTAGTCGGTAGAATTGTAGGGCATAAAGTTGAAAAAATACCTTACGATGTTGCGAAATGGTTTGACGGCTCATTTACAAAGGTTACGTTAAGAGTGGATTCTGAAGAAGAATTGCTTGAACTTTACAATAAACTTAAAGACACCAATATTCCAATCGGATTAGTTAAAGATGCTGGCAGAACAGAATTTAGCAAACCAGAATATACTTGTTTGGGTATTGGCCCTTGGAATAACGAAAAAATAGATAAGTTTACGGGGCACTTGCCACTATATAAATAAATAAGGAAGGTTACAATATATGGATTATTCAGAACGATATATAAAAATGTGCAAAGATGCAATAGAAATACAAAATAAATGGGAACATGAACATGGTGATATTTATTTACATGAAGCACACACTATATCCAAATTACTTATGATAGATGTAAATGGAAATGATTATGGTGATTATGATTGTGCTTGTTGTGAGGGTAAAAGATTTTGGTTGCCAAGACAAGACCAGTTGCAGAATATGTTATATGTTTTACCAACGGACAAAAGATACAATCAAAAAGATTTATATGATATAGGATTCGTAGCCTGTCCAAATGTTATTTGTAAAGAATTAATTGAATTTTCTGAATCTGATTGTGAGATGGGTATGGAAACAATGGAACAACTTTGGTTAGCTTTTGTAATGAAAGAAAAATTTAATAGAATATGGAGCGAGAATAAATGGAATTTGAAAAGTTAATTAAACAAGTAAAAGATATAGCATTAAATAATCAACTGCCAACTATTCAGACAGTTGCTCCAAGCTCAAAAGGTTCGGTTGATACAGAGAAAAAAATGAATAAAAATTTATATCAATATGGCGTAAATGGAAATGAATATATTCCTTGTGGGCAAACCGCAAAGACACTGCCTCCTGGAATATTCATAATTACAATGAATAGAAATGGCGACTGGGTGTTTAAAGAAGAGAAAGTTGACATTTATGATTTAATCAGATTTGAAGATTCTGTTAGTGATGAAATCATGAGAGAATTTCAAAGTTTTTGGGATAGAAAGGAAGAGTACGATAAAAGAAAGGAGCCGCATAAAAGAGGCTACTTGTTTTGCGGGCCTCCTGGTGGTGGGAAAACTTGTATTATTAGGCAATTAATGGATTCATTTGTTAAACAAGGTAATATTGTTTTTTTATTTAATCATATCCCGATTGATGGAATTAAAGCCTTCAAGGAAGTTGAAAATAACAGAAAAATAATGTTAGTTATTGAAGACATTGATGCTTTATTAAAATATGATGAAGATGAACAAGCATTATTGCAATTATTAGATGGTGGCATTCAACACTCAAATACTGTTATTATTGCAACAACAAATTACCCAGAAAACTTACCTGATAGAATAATTAATAGGCCTTCAAGGATTGACAGAATAGTTGAAATCGATATGCCTACAAGAGAAATGCGTGAAATATATATCAATAAAAAGGCTCTAAAAGTTAAAGACGAAGATATAAAAAAATGGCTTGACGATACTAAAAATTTCAGTTTCGCTCATATAAAGGAACTTATCATGTCAGTTGAAATATATGATATACCATACAAAGAAGCGTTGGAGAGAATAAATATGATGCGTAAAAAGCAAATTAAATCTAACAAGTGGCAAAAGAAATTAGATGGTAAGGATGAAAAATCTACAATGGGGTTTGGTAATTAATTATGAGCGACAAAATAAAATAAACTGAGGATTGGTTGAAAATACTGATTCTGTAAAGGAGTTAAAATGGAACATTTAACAAAAGAATCATTTGAAAAAAAAATATCAAAATTAGATGCTAAAGAATGGAAATTTTTAGGAGACAGACCAGCAATAATTGACTTTTATGCTTTGTGGTGTGGACTGCCATAATTATATACTGTCAATACAATTAACAATAAAAAAGTAATAAATTATTTAATTTTCGTATATGTATATATAAGAATTAAAAGTAGATTTATATTTACTAATTCAATACATTATAGGAGAATCTTTACTTTTTATGAAAATTATTAAAAATCAATCAAATAAATATTATAATTATATTTATTTAGATCCAAGAAAGCCAGGAAAATATACTTACGATAATTTTTCTGTTTGATACGAACCAATTTATGTAGGCAAAGGTAAGAACAATAGATACTTAGCTCATATAAAACAAGATCATAGGAATACACTTAAATTGAACGTAATTACTAAAATATTGAAAGCTGGATACGATTTAAAAAAATATATAATTATATTATACGATGAATTATCAGAAGAAAAATCATTTATAAATGAAAAAAAATTGATTTTAAATATCGGCCGTAGAATTACAAATACTGGGCCCCTTTGTAATATGGATGAAGGCGGAAGAGGTTCTGACACAATGTCACATCATCCAAGAAAAAAAGAAATTATGCGTAAGTCTAAACGAATAGGCGATAAACATTTTGCATATAAAAAAACATACGACGAACTATATGGAGATAGGGCAGATGAAGAAAGAATTAAACGAAGTATGCCATTACAAGGTATACAGCATTCTAAAGAAAGAAAAGAGAATAGTAGAAATGGGCATCTAGGTCAAATTCCATGAAATAAAGGATTAACTAAAGAAACCGACGTAAGAGTATTGAAATATGCACAAAATAAAATATCTAAAAATTTTATTAAAAAATATAAAATTGAAGATATTAAAACTGGTGAAATTTTCAATTTTAAAGGAAAAAAGAAACTTAACTGTTTTATAAGAAAAATAAATAAACAATATAAATGAGGCTGTAAAATAAATGTTGATACTTTAATTAGTCAATTAAAACATAGAAATTTTAAAATTATAATAGAGGAGTAAATAAAATGATAAAAAACTTAACAGAAGATGAATTTAAAAAAATTATTTTTGATTATGAAGTAAATAAAGAATGGAAATTTTTAGGAGACAGACCAGCAATAGTTGACTTTTCTGCCAAATATTGCCCAGCTTGTAAGCAAGTTGCTTCTGTTTTAGAAGATCTATCAAAAGAGTATGAAGGCAAAGTGGATATCTATAAAATTGATACTGAAGATCAACAAGAACTTGCAGCTACATTTGGAATCCGTAGTATTCCTTCAATATTATTTTGCCCTAAAGATGATAAACCTCAAATGTCAATGGGTGCTTTACCAAAGGAATCATTTGTTACGGCTATTAAAGACGTTCTTAAAGTAGATTAATTGTAAAAGTTTAAAAGGAAGGCAAAAAATGAATATACACAAAAAGTTTGAAAAAGTTAATAACGAATACACAAGATTTGAGAATGTTAAAAATAAAAGAAGTAATAGGCCAGACATACACGCTTTTATATTGCTTGACGAATTATTCCCTGACGAATCTGGTGCAAATTTAATTCATGCCGCAGAACATGATGAATTTTATATCGATGTTAGAGGCGGGCAACTTGAAACATTAACTGACGAGCAAATATTGGAGCTTACACGATGTGGCGTTATGTATGACCCCGAATATAATTGTTTAATGATGTTCCCTTAAGGAGAATAAATGAAAACGTTTGATAAACTTAAAGAGAATGATTTACTTTTGGTTAAATATTACAGACAAAATGAATTTAGAGGACACGCACATCATATAACTTGTCGTGCAAAAAATGTTGTCTTAAAAGTTATAGAAAAATTAGATCATGGTGTTAAGAAGCGACTAACATTTGAAATGGACGGTTATTGGTTAGAAGAGTATGGCACCCAAACATTAGAATTTACAATGGGTGGATTAAATGATTACAAACATGTAACATTCAATGCGCCAGGCGCACTTGAAATATGTTGCGACCCATTATATGGAATCAATTGTAAAAAAAGTTTACTGTTCGATGAAATAAAAGAATTAGATTCATTAGTTGTAAAAGTTATTGATAAATTATTAAAGAAATAGTTTGACAAAACCCCCCAAAAAACTATTATAGTAATGTAAGTAAAAAAAAAAGAAAGGAGAAATAAAATGATGCTATTAACGAGAAAAAACTTAAAAGATTTTGAAAAACAAGGGTACACGGGAAACAAAAAACTAACTGAAATTAAAATAATAGTAAAATTTTTCAATCCAACTGGGGCAGGCACATGGTATTGTTATGAGTATGAACAAGGAGAAGGCATATTTTGGTGCTTTGCAAATCTTGGAGATGATACATTTGCCGAATGCGGTACGGTCGCATTTTCTGAAATTCAAGATTTTAAAGGTAAATGGGGACTCGGCATTGAAAGAGATAGGCACTTTGGAACAGACCATACATTACAAGATGTAATTGATTTCAAAGTAAGATAGGATAAATAAATAACCATATAAGTTATGTCAGACGACCCAGCCTTAATAGGTAATGGGATATAACAGGTGAGGAGACCACCATGACTGCGATATTAATGTCACAAGACCTCGTAAGTCAATCAAAGCCAGCGGAGGCATAGCTTATTTAATAATGGAGGTCGTATGAAAGAACAATTAATATCATTTGAGACAGCTAAATTAGCCAAAGAAAAAGGATTCAATATTCCATCTAATAAGATGTATGCTATAGGTAAAGATAAATACATGTTAACTTCTAATAGAGTACCACTTAAAAATGTTACACATGCTCCAACACAATCATTACTACAGAAATGGTTAAGAGAAGAACATCATATTGATATTACAGTTATTATTAATTGGATTGATGGAAACAGAATTTATTATGTGGGATTATCTTATATTAATTCAGAAAATGAAATAGATATCTGGTTTTCTATTGATGGCACAAAAAATAAATCTAAAATTGAATATAAAACTTATGAAGAAGCTCTTGATGTAGGATTACAAGAAGCAGTAAATACAATAAAATTAGATTAAAGAATTATGAAGGGTAAATTTGAAGTGATACAACAACCTAATTTTGATATGAACATATTTGCCCATAATTATCAAAAAGATTAAAAATAAACTTGGCAAAACTGAATAAAAGAATACTATAGTTATGTAAGTGAGAGAGTGAAAGAGATAAAAAATTATAGGAGTATTTATGGCAAGACAATATCATTATTTAAAAACAGAAACTGAATATTTCCAAGCAATTGAAGAAGGAAAAAAGAAGTTTGAACTAAGAAAAAACGATCGGAATTTCAAAGAATATGATATGATTTATTTATTTGAAACCGTTAATGGAATTAAAACTGGAAGAGAAACAGATGGATTTGAAATAAAATATATTTTGTATGGTGGAAAACACGGACTTGACAAAGACTACTGTGTTATTAACTGGTAAGTTACCTATAATGAGAGAGTGTGCCATGTAGAACGAAGTGGCACATAGACATAGTGTTATGCGAAGCTATTATGAAAAAAAAGGAGATAATATGGAATGTATGATTTGTGGTGAAGAAAGCGGTATGAACAACATAAGATTAGGTGTATGTTGGTATTGTGCAGAAGCTGAATCCGTCATCGAAGATGGAACTGATATGGAGGACAATATAGTTGCAGAGACTTCTATGGAAAAATTAAAATGGCTTATTGAACATAGAAGCTGGAACAATAGAAACAAAAAGGCTTAATTTTGCCTAAATGCCGGTATGTTATGTGTAATGAAATAAAAGGAGATTGAGATGAGGGAAAGAGAATATACTAAAGAAGAATTACAGAGACCGATTGATAATTTAGAACCAATTAAAGACTTGGAAGAATTTTATCTTCAATTCAGATGTGCTAAATGTAATTTTAGGATTAATAGTACAATATTTGAATATGATGAACCAAAAGAATACAAAATATATTGTCCTAATTGTGAGAAAAAAGTTTTATCAAAGGTTGTTAAGGTATTAAAAATATAAGTTACACATAATGAGAGAGTGTGCGATGTTCTTTCAAGCATTCTTTCATTCAAAACAAGGACACTTATGTTATGTGTAGCGAAAGGAGGAAGATATGGAGTTTTTAAAAGGATTGTTTTGTGTTGTGGCGCTGATGTGCATTTTATCTCTTATCATAAATGTAGTAACATTGATTTGGAATTTTGATGTTTATCATATCAAATTAACGATAACATCATTCGTATTAGCTATTGTCTTTAGCGGATTAGCTAACGCAATGATTGAAGATGATAAATTATAAGTTACACATAATGGCTGTATGCCATATAAAGCATGGATTGGCTGTTATCTAAGGAGGATAAATGAAAGACATTGAAAAAATAGCTATTAAAATAAGGATTATGGCAATTGCTTCGCCAAATCGTGACGTGTTGAGTTGCGAATTTGGTAATTGGTTTGTGCCTAAAATAGAAGAATATTTGAAAAAAGAATTATCTGGGGAAGATAAAAATGAAAAACAAATATAAATGTGTGCATTGTTTGAAAGTAGTTGGGCGTGAAAGTTCAAAAAAATGGATACCGAGCTATTGTGAAACAACTGGTAAAAATGTAAGATTACAATTAATTAAGGGGAAAATATGAAAATTGAAGAGATTAAAAAACTAAAAAAAAAATTTGACTCTGAAAACCCAAATACATATAAAGAATTTGTGTGTATTGTTGACGAAGAATATGGTGATCCATCTTGCGTAATAGATTTAAATTGCACAGATGATTGTGGGTATGGTCATAAATATAATAAAAAAGAAGATTGTCCACATTGGGTAGAAAAAATAAGACCCAGACCAAGAAAAGACATAGATGTTTGGGAATGGCTTGAAAAGCAGGCGACATAATGAGAGAGTGTGCCAGTCAGGGATTCTTCTTGCTGGTGCATCTGTGGACACTGTGTTATGTTGCGACATTTAGGAGGAAATATGAGTATAGATTTAGAAGCTATTAAGCAACAACTTGAAAAATTTAAACTTACTGAAAAAGAAAGAAAAGAATATGATAATTTTGGGTATTGGGCAGAGTCTGGATCTCAAGATTATGATAACGGAATATATGCTCCACCCGAAAATGAAGTAGATAAAACTGGATATGATTTTGGATTTAGCAGCAACAAAGAATTTAATGAAGATAAAGCGACATAATGAGAGAGCACGCCACGATCTTTTCTCGTGGGTGCTTATGTTATGTGTAACGACAGGAGATTAAAATGGATAGCCAAAAAATTCTTTATAACAAAACAGGAAATGATGAGGCATATACTCCAGAATATGGAGTAATCCCGATATTGAAGTATATACCAAAAGATTTTATTATTTGGTGTCCTTTTGATAAATTTGATTCTGCATTTGTTAAATTGATAAGCAAAACTAATAAAGTAATATATACACATATAGAAACAGGACAAGATTTTTTTGAATATGAACCAAATGAACATTGGGATTGTATTATAAGCAACCCTCCATTTAAAAATAAACGAAAGTTTTTTGAAAGAGCATTAAATTTTAACAAACCATTTGCATTAATAATGACAAATGCTTGGCTAAATGACGCATATTCAAAAAAAGTGTTTATGGAAACGAATAAACAAATGCAATTATTGATGTTTGATAAAAGAATAAAATTTAATAATCCTTATGGAAGACCGAATAATAAAATAACTTTTAGCAGTAGTTATTTTTGTTATGACTTTCTTCCAAAAGATTTAATTACAGAAAAACTAAGTTGCACATAACTGCCAGTATGCTATGCGAGTGAAGCGTGGCATAGATAGGCTGTTATATAATGGGAAAAGATGAAAGAAAGACCAATAAATTTCAATGCTGAAATGAAAATTGCTAGGGACATTCATAAAAAGACTATATTGAAGAGAAAAGTATTAGTTCAGAAAGAGGTTATTACTCCAGTTGAAAAAGAAACAGCCACGATACTAGACTTTAATGATATTGTTATTAGTGAAAATATCGTAGCAAAAGTTGAAAAAGTAGTTGCCAAGAAACCTAATATAAAAGAACAATACCAAATAGAATTTGATTTTGGATTTGATAATTAAAAACTCAAGCGATTGAGTTACCAGTAGCAGGGTAAGTTTTGACCCCCATCTGTCTTATTCTGCTACGAATTTAAGGGAGGTAATATGGCAACGAGAAGAGAAATGATTAATAGTATATTAGATGATAATGTGCCACGAAATATATCTGAAATAATTGAAGAGCTTCCAATAGAATCTTTCAGGCATAGTTACAAATACGTTGGGAAAATACTAAACCGAATGGTTAATTGTGGTATGGTAACAAAGGTAAAGCGTGGAGTATTTAAGTTTAAAAGCTATACTCCAGTTAAGAAAGAAAATGGAGGTAAGTATGACAAATTATTATAAAAAATGGAGAGGACATTATCTCCCATCGTTTGAAGATAGTTTAAAAATGTTTAGTAGAGAAGAAAAGAAAGAATCAACCAAAATAAAATATCCTATTCTATGGAAACTAAAACAACTTGAGGATATGACTAAAGAAGAATTATGCGAAGCTCTTGTTGAAAGAGATATGCAGTATAGAGAACTTATAGAAGTAATTAGCCAATCTACGTTATTATATCTTAGATAGCGGATGGGAAAATGACTTACCTAAAAATTCTGCCGAATTGGCTGTATTCAAAACATTATGGGATTCAATAAATGAAAAACGAGGTTTTGGATGGGATAAGAATAATTGGGTATGGGTAATTAAATTTAAATTGATCGAGGGGGAAAAATGATAATAAGACAAAAAACAATGGGAATCATTAAGATAGTTAATGCTGATATTGATGAAAATGAAAAACTAAAGTTGGTTGACGAATACTTAAATGATATTTGGACTTCTGGATTTGATGTTGGAAAGATTAATTTTATGAAAGAAACAATTAACGAATATAAAAATAAACTTGACAAAATTGATTGAAATACTATTATAACAATGTAAGTAAAAAAAAGAAAGGGGGGGGGATAAAATGGCTAAGACATACTTTAGTTCTGATTTCCATTTCCAGCACGGGAATATAATTAGAT